GACGGTGCCGTTGTTGGTATCAACCGAGCTGTCGTTGGACGTTACTGAGCCTGAGTTGGTGGTGACGGTGCCAAGGTTTGTGGTGATGGTTCCGCCGCTGGCGTTGGTGGTGACAGTGCCGTTGTTGGTGGTGACGGTGCCGACGTTGGTGGTGACAGTGCCGTAATTGGTCGTCAAAACAGCCCCCGAAACAATATTCAGCGACAAGCAAACTCCGTCCTGATCACAAGTCCCAGACTGAATTATTGCGTCATCCAGAGCCGTTGGCACGTCGCCCGCTGGCTGTGTCCCAGCGTCATCGAGCCACCAGTTGTCGGGATTGCTCCAAAGCTGATCTGTGCCCTCGATGAAGTAGTGGGTGTTTGTTGGAGGTGGCGGTGATCCACCGCCCCCAGCTAAAGCTGCGCTATTTGCACCACAAAACCAGGGGCGGAACGAAAGCATGGTTGAATTAGGTAAAGTTGCCGACCGCGATAACCGACACGTCAGCGCCAGTGGTCACGCGCCAACCAGCATCAACCGCTTTAATGCCCAGGGGAACAAAGAACGGAATGAGAGTTGTGAGAGCCGTGGTCCCGCCGCCAGCAAAAACCTCGATGTCGGTGCCGCCACTGCCGTCCTGGATGCTTACCGCACTTGCCGCTGTGGTGGCAGGGACAATGAGCAGGCCGGACAGATAATCGCCGATGGCTCCGGTTGCGCCAAGGACTTGATCGCTTTGGCTCGCTGCGACAGTTTCATACCCCGAGCCAATGAGAGACCGAATTTCCTCCAGAACGGAGACTGTTTCAGGGCCAGACTGTGCAATTTCCTCCGCGCCTTCTGGGGTAGATGCGCCGGGGATGTATTTGAGGTGCTCGAAAGCGTCACGAATGGGAATAGACATGGCGGTAAAAGGAAAAGGGTGGGCGTCCTATTGAAAGGAACGCCCACCCTGTTGAGGTTGTCAACCCGTGTGGGCTGTTAGATTACGAGGTGGGGCAGGTGGTGGTGCCGAGGGAGCCTGGGCAACGCAGCACCATGATCTCGGTGCCATACTCGGGGATGAGCGGCTGGTAGGCGGCCCGCAGGCGTGCGCTCCAGTAGCCAGTGTCCTTGTATTTGTTGCAGGTCTTGTCGTACTCGTTGATCCACTCGATCTGACCGGCGTAGTTCCAGGCCTTGACGGAGGCTCCGCTGCCCATGTCGGAGAGGGTCTTCTGCATGAGGCGCGTGCATACCTTCGGATGGTAGAAGATCACCTTCTCGTAGAGAGCTGCTTCATAGTCAGGATTGACGACGGCGACGCCATCTTCATCCGCGACGTAAAACGGAACTTCGATGTAGGTGTCGGTTTCCGCATCGTAGTCGTAACGGGGAGCCTTGTCGTCGATCAGGTGGTAGAGACCGCCATAGACGCGCTTCACACCAAAGGGCTTGAGCAGCGCTTTCGGATCAGCATAGCGGTAGTCCTGACGGATGTCCGCGTTGCCTTTGATGAGCTGGCGCTGTTGCTCCGAGGACATGATGACCACGAAGATCGGCTGGCCATCGACCATGCCGTAGGCACCTTCTTCACCGGCACCGTCATGGATCATCTTCCAGCGAACATGATCGAGCACGTCCTGGTGGATGGCGCTGTCGGCCTGGACTCCGGCGAAATCTCCACCAGAACCGGCTGTGAGCGAGCCGCCGTTGAAGACGAGACGGTTGGCATCGGGAATGACCGCGCAGTATTCGCTGCGGTCACGGGCTTCCCAGATGTCGATGACGTTCTTCTCGAAGTTGTTTTTGATCTCGGCGACCTGCTGCTTGAACTTCACAGCAGCGCGAGCGTCCGTAATGCACAGCGGATCGGAGTCCACCACATACTCGGCGAGCTGCGAGGTCTGCGTGGCAGTCCGGGAGCTGAGCGTGGCGGCGACCGGAGCACAGGCTTTCGAGGTGGCTTCGGAGGTAGAGCCCGCGACAGGATTCCAGCCAGCGCCTTCACCCACGGTGGGGATGGTGCGCTGATAGACGACGCGGGAGACAGTGTGGCCCATTTCATCGGGGAAGAAATCCTTTTCGAGGACAGCGTTCCACGGAGAGGTGGTGCGACCGCGACGGGCGATGTCGCCGGTGATGCGGTTGGATTCTTTGGCCAGGTAGGCGTTTACGACTTCACAAGACATGGCAGTGGGGGTGGATAAAGGTGGGGAAGTGGGCGATCTTGATTATGATCGTCCGGGAATTGCCTGTGGAGTCGTGGTCAGGCAGAAGGAAACTCCGTGAATCGCCAATCAGAGAAGGGATGGGCTACCCACGGAAAGTCTATATTCCCTACCAAATTCGTCAAGAAAGAATTTTTTCGAGTCCTGCCATGAACGAATCCTCGCCATCACCGGCTGCCGGAGAGATTCCGCCGCTGCGAACTGCCGGGGAGACAGCTCCGCGTTTTGCCAGGGATTGTTTGAGGGTCGCCAGCTCCTTGGCCTGCGCCTCGATCTTGGAGGCGAGGGAGGGCAGAAGCACGGCGGCGTAGCGGGCGTAGGCCTGCGTCTCCGGCGCGGCCCCGGCCAGATCGGCCTCCTTGGCTTCGGACACCAAGCGGGTCACCTCGTCTCCGCCTTCCTTGAGGAAAGGCAGCTTTTCCTGGAGGCCAGTCCAGACCGAGTCGGCCACGCGGCCGAACTCCTCACGTTGCTTCTGGCGCAGGGTCTCCTGCTCCTTGGCCCGCGACTCCTCCAAATACTTCTTGGACTCGTTGGCCTGGCGTTTCACCTGAACCGACCGCTCGTAGAGTGACTTGGCCTCGTCCACGACGCGCTTGAACTCATACTTGTCGAAGTCGTTCATGCCGCCGACCAGCTCGGAAAGAAGCTGGTTGCGCTCAAGCACGTTGGGAGCTGTCGCCGCCTTGGCGATGTCCTTGAGGTCGATCTGATACTTCTCGGCGAAGGACTGGATCAAATCCTCGGCACGGGATAGCGGCTCGGCGATGTTCATCTGATACTCGCGGCTCTGCTCCACATCGACAAGAGCCATCTTCTGATCGTACTCCTGCAACTGCTTCTTGGACATCTCCAGCTCGGCACGCAGGGACTCAATGTCTGCGGTGTTCGCGGCAGACGGCGGCTGCGATTTGAGCCTTGCCAGCTCGGCCTTGGCCTCGTCACGCTCGCGCTCGGCGTCGGCACGGAGCTTCTTCAACTCCTTCCAGCCAATCTTGTTGACCTCCTTCTTGAGAGGAGGCGCGGCATCCGCGAGATCGGGGTCTTGATTCTCGGGCTCCGGCGACGGCTCTTCAACCGCTGGCGACGGTTCCTCCTCTCCCGAGGGCTCCTCGTCGGAAGACGGAGGCGGCTCGGAAGATGGCTCTGCTCCGGCAGCCTCAAAAAGTCCGGCCATAAAGCCAGAATCTCCGTCATCGGAGACGGCAGGGTTATCTGTTTCCGGTGCGTATTCGGCGGCGTGCGGGTCGGTGTTGTCGTTCATGCGGAGGGGTCAGTTTGGGGCTCGGATTTGCGCCACTCTTGCGGCAATTTCTTGGTGATATGGACTTGAGGACGGGACAGTTTCAGGAAGGTGTCGATGGCCTTCTGAAATCCTGCCTGCTCGGCATGCAGCAGCGCGATGTGAACCGGGTCGGTTCCGTAGTTGCCAGCAGGAGCGTTGGTGGTGCGCAAGACATCCAGCGCATCCTGGACGATCGGCTGGTTCTTGAGCAACGTGGCCAGCTCCTCGGCGTTCTGCGGGGTGGCATACCAATCTTGGATGGTCATCATGGCGTCAGAATGCGGGGGATGGCGTCGTCCTCGATGGCCTCACGAATGAGCTTGCCAGCGTCGAGGATGCCTTGCTTGAGGGTGGTGAACTCGACGATGACGGCGAGCCCGAGTCCGTCTCCCATGTGACGAAAAACGTGGAGGCTTTTGTCATTGGGGAAGACTTTGATGGAGAAGAGGTATTCGTTTTCGATCATTGGGAAAGTCGCTCCCGGGCGATTTTGGCGGCCGCCTCGGCATCCTTGATAAGCATGTCTTGTCGGGCGGTCTCGTCACGGATGCGAAGGTCTTGCTGGTGCTTCTCCTCCGCCATCCGCAAACGGGTGCTCGTCTCGATGAGCTGGCGTTGGAGCGTGTCCGGGAGATTGTTTGGGTTGGCGGCGTTGGCCTCCGCTTCCGGCTGCTGTTGCTGCTCCTCCATCACCTTCTGCATGTGTTTGGTGGCGTTGTATAGGATGCCGTCGATCTCCTGCAACCGCTTCTTGATTTGGTTGTAGTCCGGCTCGCTGACAAGGTATTGCGCGTGCTCGGAGGTGTGCTGGTGCAAAGCCGTGAGCGCCGGGGTGGCCTGCTCGACCGGAACCGTGCCTTCGTCCAATGCTTGAACAAGGGCTTCCTCCTCCGGCAGATGCGTGTCGAAGTGGACGCGGTGAAGCGTGTTCGGACGGACGGGAACTTGGTTGCCCTGCTTGAGCACGATGTTCTCAAGGGCGGCCACTTCAACCTCCATCGGCGGACGGAGATTTTCGGGAGCCGGAGTGTAGCGGTCTGCCGCCTCAACGCCGCCAAGAGTGCGGGTGAGGTCACGGATGACCTGCTGGCGTCCTTGCGGATCGAAGTTGGCGGCGAGGGAGTAGAGCTTCTCCATGAGCGCCGAGCGAGCGGCGGAGGAACCCCCACCAACTGCACGCACCGCCTCGACACGCCCGACATCCACAGCCAGGATGGCCTCGATGGGCACTCCACGCGCCATGCACCGGTCGCGGAACTCCTGGACACTGCGACCGCCCGGGTCCTCGGGGAAGTAATCCTCGCGGACGGCGCGGCGGACAGTCTCGCGCAGCAGTCTTTCCCACGGGATGTAGAAGAGGTTCAACTGGGCAAGGCTGATGTTGGCCACCGACTCAAGCTGTGCTTGCGTCTCAAACTTGGTGCGCTGACGCGCCGAGTTGAAGATCGCCTCGGTGGTGTAGGTGCCCGCCTGCTGCTGGAGCAAGGTGGACAAGTCATTGAGTCCGGGGATCAAGGACTGGCTGAAATTGGGCTGGTCTTTCTGAATGACCTTGATGTTCGGCGGCTTGACCACGAACGGACCAAAGTGGACGAGGCTCATGTCCTGCATGGCATCCTCGTTGTCCGGCTCGATCATGAGCATCGAACTTGTCATCAAGCTGTCGTAGAACCGTCCGCGCAGACGGTTGAGCGCCTGCACCACGGAGAAAATCTTGCTGGCCATGCCACGGATGCTGTGGAAGTAGCCGTTGGTTCCGATGCCAAAGACGAAGGTGTTGAACGCCTCGCTGGTGTTCGCATACCTGCCCTTGTTCTTGTAGAGGAAACCAACTTCGATGTCCGTGTCCTTCTCGGGGAAGATGTACTGGGAGATTTTCCCGTCCAGTTCCTTGGCCCACATGAACACCAGCTTCACCTCGGCGGCGGAAGCAGCGGAGGCGGCAAGGTCGTTGTTCTTGAACTCGCGCTGCAACTCCTCCCACGACTCGATCGTGTTGGTTGATCTGCTGTGCTGCATCGCGCCAAGCAGCGCCTTCTTCACGGCGGGCACGTTCCAATGCAGCTCGGTGGCAAGCGCCTCGTCCTCGATCTTCTGGAAGAGTTCGTGCGGAGGGACGCTGCGCACAATGCAGCAAAGCTCGATCTCCTCGTCGGAGGCGCGGGTGTTGCGCGGGATGAGGAAGTCTCCCAAAGGAGCCACCTGCCAGCGCCAGTCGATCTCATCCTCGCGGAAACAAAGTCCGACGCCATGCACAAGGAACTGCTGGACCAGGAACAGGTAGCGGGGGAAGAACTCCGGCCAGTTGCGGACCATCCGGGTGAACTCGTCGGCCATGATGGACTCCCACTCGTGGCGCATCTGGGGGTCGCCATAGTTGGTGGGCATCGTGTTGAGCACGTCCACCGAGGTCACCAGGTCCAAATACGGGCTCGTCGCCATTGAGACCAACTGCTCGCCCTGGCCCCAGTTGACGTTGCAAATCTCGCCAAGGCCGTTCATGTCGAGCTTGCTCTGGTCATACGGACTCTCGCCGTCGATCATCGACTGCACTTCTGCACGCCCGCGACGGGCATCCTCATCGGCCTTGAGCATCCGCTTGTAGGCGGCCTGCGCGGCCTTGGCATCCTTGATGCGGGATCGAAGCAACTGGCCGTCTTCCTGAACTGGAAGAAGGAGGTCTTGGGAAGTCGTCGGAGTTGGGTTCATGGCTGTGTGGGTTCCTTGCGCGGCCGTCCACGACCACGTTTGGGAGCCTCAAGCGTAGCCTCGTTCTGCGGAACGTCCAACACGTCCTCTCCAGCCTCCGGCTCATTGCCGAGAATGTTGTCGGAGATGGAACTTCCCGCAAGCCGGGTGACCACCACATGACCGGCGCGAGGTCTGAAATCCTCCTGCCAGTTGGCATTGGCGATCTGCTCCGTGATGGCCGAGTTCTTGACCATCTCAAAACGGCGGAAGACCTCGTGGTGCGTGCCGTGATTGCGGGCGGTGTTCTTCTCCAGCTTGGTCACGTTGGCCGGATAGACCGCCGCCTCCAGAATGTAGGGGTCGCCCAAATCAAGACGATCCACGCCGGACACGTCACGGAACCTGCGGGTCAGGTTCGACTGGCAGCCAAGGTAGCGGCGGAGAGATTCGCGGTAGTTGCGGTCCAGCACGTCCGCCCAGTTCGGAACCAGCGGCAGCGTGTCTGAGGTCAGGTAGAACCAATGTTCCGTGAGCATGTTGCGGGCCACGGCGTCGAACACCTCGTTGGATGATCTCGGCGGCTCACGATAGATGGTCGGCAGGACGGCCTTGAAAGTCACATCCCGGATGCCGTCGAAAATGCTCTGGACTTCGGTGAGCAACGAGCCGGTCGTGAAAACCGTGATCTTGTGGCGGGCGTCGAGAGGGCCAAAGTGGCGGAGAACTGCGGCCAGCGTCCGTGCGCGAGGCAGCGCCTTATTGGTAACAGGGATTGCAATATCCATTTTCGCTATTTTTGGGCGGATATTTACCAATGCAACCCTTAATTTGCCCGCATCCTGGCGAATTTCCGGGAAAATGCCTTGAAAGCGGACACCCTGGCCGGGGAATTTTCTTTTTCGTGCGGACGTGTGCGCAATTTACTGGAGAGTCCAAGACGGGAACGGCAAAGCTCAAGGCAGAGCAAGGCGGCGTCCGCACGGTCAGGGGATTTTCCAATCCTCGCCTTCATGTCTTTTTTCGGCTCCACCTGCACCTTGCCGCGCTGCTTGTTCTCAAATTTCCGGGCGCAGAGTTCCTTGGCCAGCGCCGGGTAGATACCCCTGATCTGGCCGGACTGGAGATATTCCCTGCCCGAAAACCAAATTTCTGACACGCGGTTGATATACCGGTCCTTGGAGGGAGTCGGGTCGGTGCCGCTGGCTGGCAGATTCGATGCCTGCCCGCTGAAATTCACTTCCAGGAACTCGCCGCTCCACTCGGACCTGACCACATCGCAGAAAGGTTTGCCCGCGCCGGTGCCGTCGATCGCCAGCCGCTTCGGGTGGACATTGCGGGCCTCGCAGGCCGCACGCAGCAGGCGGATGATCTGGTGGGTGCGCGGCTCGTCCTTGATGTCACGGTCTTCCTGCAACTCGGCAAAGTCTCCCCACTCCAGAACTTTGTTGCCGTCCTTGTCCTCGCCGAACTTCCCGAACTGCACGAAACTGTCGTCGCCGCCGTTGGTGAACGCCGGGTCGAATCCGGCGACCGCGTCCGGCGGGGTTTTCCAAAAGGTCTTGGAGTCGCCGCGATATTTGATGATGTCCGCCTCGCTGAACACTCCTTCGTCAACGCCGGTCTCGTGGAACCAGCCTTTCACGAAGCGGGCATACCGCTGGGTGGTCTCGCCAAGCATGGATTTGAAGTCGGCCAGCTTGCGGGCGGTCATCATCCAAGGGTAGCGGTCTTCTCCCAGCAGGATGTTGGGGGATTTCTCCCCGTCGAACCGGATGCACTTGCCAAGGACTGTCTCCCACTCCTCGGAGTCTGAGTGGATCGAACCCCAACCGTTCTTCGGCGTGGAGAACACTCCAAAGGGATCGTAGTGGCTGTTCGGGTTCCCGATGCCGAGCATGCTGAAATCCGGGTTGGAATACAGGTTGGCCTCCGCCGCATTGAGGAGCTTCTCGGAAAGCTCCGGCAACTCATCGCAGATCAGGATCACGCGGGAGCCTTTGTAGCCGATCAGCTTGCCCATGGCCTCGTTGGCCTTGGACTTCTCACCGGCGATGAGAACCAGTCCTTGACGGTCGGATTTGAAGTTGCCCTGCCGGTAGCGGATCATCCCCGAGGCCGAGACCAGCTCTCCCGGGAGCACCTGCTCGCCCCCAAGCACGGCTGCGGCGGCCTGCCAATACTCCTCCACCGAGCCCCAAATACGCTGACGCGAGTCTTTGAGGGATGTGGAGGTTACCAGAACCTTGGTGCCGCTGGGGGCAGCCAGGAAGTTCACGATGCCCCAGATGGCCCCAAACTCACTCTTCCCAGAATTGTGGTGAATCGCCCCTTCTGCAAAATAATGGTGTTCAACAGGAACATTCAGGTCATAGAAATCGTGAACTCCGACACTTTGAATTGATTCGACCACAACAAGTGATACCTGTAAAGGCAATGAGTGCTTGGGCAAAGAATCTTCTGAGGAATCAAGAAGTTCTGGCTCTGTTCCAGACGACAGGCAGCACCCGCTTGGTTGCTGACCAAATGGGCCTTCCACTGAGGACAGTTTCTCACATCCTGAAATCGAATGGTGTAAATACACCTCGGGAGGGTCGCCGTCACAACCCGTACGCTTCCTGTGATCGAAATGCGGAACTGGTTCTCCAAATGAACCGGGAAGGCCGCTCTCTAGCTGAAATGGCAAAGGCGGTTGGCACCAAAGGGAGTGAGGTGAAGAAATTTCTTCGGCGTCACGGGGAGACGCGAGAGTTTCCAAAAGCCGTGACGGGGCCTCGTCATTACGCGTGGAAGGGGCGGACAACAGATGCGGATGGGTATGTTCTGGTGCATGTGAAAGGTCATCCCAGACAAAGGAGACATGCCCCGTATATCTTTGAGCATCGTCTGGTGATGGAGCAGCACTTAGGGCGGCCGCTTGAGCGGCGCGAAGTTGTTCACCATAAAGATGGAAACAAGGCGAATAATCAGATCGAGAATCTGCAACTGTTCCAAAGCAATGCCGAGCATCTGGCTTTCGAGTTGAAAAGTCGGACCCCAAAGTGGTCGCCGGAAGGTCGGGCGCGTATCCAAAAAGCTCGCTGGCCACAGTCACCGACTCTGCTCGAACCCACCCATGCGGAGTCAAAAGCCGATGCGCCTTCGTACACTTGAATGACTCTCCGTTGGACAGCTTGAACTCGAAAAGCTCCTCCCGACCTTTCAGGTAGGGCACGTCTGCGAGAACCGGGCCGTTGAGGGTCTGCACAACTGGTTGAATTTTCGACTCACATAGCTCTCGGATAGTGGGCAAGTTTCCAGTTAGAGGGTCCAGCATCCGGGTATCTCCTGAAACGCAGGAGGAGCATCCGGCGATCGCGAGGAACTTGTTCGCGCAGGCGTTTTCCAACATCCGCTCGGCCCAAGGGTGGAAGACGAATTTCTTGGTCGAGGCCTTTGAGTTCCAAATGGCATTGACGATGTTTTTGAAGTGGGTCGGCTTCCCCGGGGAGGTTTTCGGCGGATTGAGGAAGGCTTCCAGTTCCAGGGTCAGGTCGTGCATCGGTTTTCCAGCAACCGGACGCCACCAGACCCCATACTTTTCGCGGTAGCCTTGAGCGATGAGATCGGATTTTTTCATGGGCCTTCCTTAAAACAATTATTAAACATTACCCTAGACGGGAAAAATTTTCCAGACACCGACGTAGAACCCCGGCGGCCCGGAATCTGGGGGTGGGGGAGGACCGGTGGTGGTCTGGTGGCGGGCGCTTGCTCATTTTCCGGCGGGGGGTAGCGGTTTGGGGGGCGGCACCAATTCTGGCGGGGCAGGCTGGATGGCGAAGGGCAAAGGCGTTTTTTCCTCGGATTTGTCCGAAAACTCGACGTAAGCCGGACACTGACTGGAGTTTATCTCTGGGAAGTGCAGCGAAACGAGCGGCGCGGCGGTCTTGTCGAGTCCAGCGGCACGCTCCGCGATCCGGGCGGCGCGTTCTATATCCTCCCACCTTTCGAGCTTTCGCGGGGTGGCGGTGCGTAGGGCGGTGTTGGCGAGGTCGTACAGCGTGCCGCGCAGGCGTTCGCCCTTCTGCTCCCATGACTCGGCGACGACGGCGGCGGGGGGCTTGGGGACTGGCGGGGATGGGGCCGAGGCCGCAAGGCGGGCAGGTGTGGGCCATTGCTCCCGCTGTGCGCGTTTCTTCGCTGTTTCGTAGGCAAGCCCGTACTTCCCGGCGGCCTCCTTTATTGTGAGCCCGAGCGCAACTGCCTCCCTACATGCTGTCCAATCGTCCATGGGCGCAAAAAAAAGCCCGCCCCGGCGAAAATGCAAGGGCGGGCGGTGACGAGAGCGCGGGGGCTATTTGTTGCCGTGCTTTCTCGTCCAGAATTCTACGCATTCGGAGCAAAGCCCCCCGGCCCCCGGCTCGGGAGAGTGCAGCGAGCCACAGCCGGGACACGTTACTGCATCCCAGGTGTCCCGCTCGTCCTGTTCCCACTCCCACGCGAGCCGAGAAACGCCAGCCGGGCGATGGCCTCGGCGTTTGCTCTCGATACGAGAGAAAAACGGCGCGGGCCGCTCTTGTTTGGGGAGCGTCCAGCGGCGGGTACCTAGCTGCTGGCATATGTCGAGCATCAGGGCCGCGCAGTTATCGAGTTGATCCAGATCAACGTACTCGTGGCTCGTGTGCGGGTTGTGATACCCTGCCGACAAATTGGCCGCACAGACTCCCGCACCGCGATCAACCAATGCTTCAACATCGGTCATCATGCCGATGGATGGCGCATAGCCTCGCGCTTTTAGTAGTGGTTTCACCGCTGCTCGAAACTTCGCGCTTTGCAGATCGAGCGAGCCGATGCGATGCACAAAGTCCGTGCTTCCGCGTCTGTCCGCTTGGAGGATTAGCGAGGCGTCCGCGACGTGTGCAAGGTCGATTTGTCGCGAGCCGTGGCAGCCTACCTCCTCATCCACCATAAACAGCAGCCGGAACGCGGGCAGCCGCTCGGCCACGGCGATGGCCGCAGCAATGCCACATTTGTCATCGCCCCCAACGCCGATTTGCTGACACTCGTCCGCGTCCATCGCGTAAAGCCTCCGCCCTAATCGGTGCAACGTGAGGCTCCCGGTGATCTCATGCACCGTGTCGAGATGTGCGACGAGCACGGGCCGTACGTCTGCGGTGCCATGGCTCACAATCACGTTGCCGTGTTCATCTCGCTCAACGTCCCAGCCGCGAGCGGTGCAGAGATCCGCAACGTTCTGAGCTTGGGCCTCGCAATCGTAGCTCGCGGATTCAACGCGGAAAACAGCTTCTAGGAGGTCGGAGGAGATGCGGAATGGGGCTTTGGTCTTGTTCTTTTTCATGAATGCTTTCTGGTTTGGTGGTTTAGTTCCGGGGTTCATGCGCGGGAGACGTAGCGATCGTGCAGGTATATCGTGCCGATCCGCCCGCCTACTTCGACTTCGTAAGCGTCAGCGCGTAGGATGTATTCGTCATCATTGTGACAATACACAACGCGGTCGTCGTGTGTTGCGTAGTAGTCACCGTCAATGCAGGTCGCGTCGCTCTCGTCGATCCACTCCCCATCGACATCCTGAACCTGCCCGGCATGGTTGTCGTCGCGGCCGCCGGTCGTGCAGCAGTACCGGTACTCCCAGCTCGAATCTTCGCGAGCGTAAAGTACGTCCCCGTCCTGATATTGGAAGGTGTCGATGTAGGGGAAGAATCGGCAGCCTTCGACACTTTTCGCAAGCTCCACCGAAACGCCGCGATGGTAGGCGGAGCCGTCGGGCATGAGCCAAGAGCTGTTTCCGCTCCGGTCGGCTTCTTTCTTAGCCCATCCCTGCGAAAAAACGTACTCGATCACCGCTTCCCGGATGTGAGGTTGTGCATACAGCCGGTCCACTACCGTCCCAAGTTCCTGCGTCTCCCAGATCACCGCCCGCGCTACAAATTTCCCGTTTTGCTTGCCTACTAGCAAGCGAGCGCCTGCTCGCTCGTAAAATGCGCCGACAGGTTCCCCCCACATGCAAGAGGTGATGCCGTGCGGCGTCGCGTCGCTCCTATCTGCCCCCCAATTCTCCGCGTTATATGCCTCATCGAAGCCCGCCGCCGTGGTGACGAGGTCCCACGCGATTTTCTCCCCGGCCTCTACGCCGCCGAAGGCTTCAGCGAAGGCCGCGTACTCGTCGTCCTTGAACCGCTCCGGGTGCCTCAAAACGCCGCGAGCGAATTTCGCGGGCTTGATTTCGACTCGGCCCGCTCGCTCCCATCTGCCATCGGCGGTGATGCCCTGTGTCCTGTTCGCGGGGCAGTAGCTGACAAGGCCCTCCCGTTCTCGAACTGAGAAGTGATTCCCGAAGGGAGCCACTGAATGAGAGACGCGGGACGACGCCGCAGAAAGCAGCGCCTCGGCCACGCGTGCCGCCTTCGCGTTCGGACCTGCCGCAATGCGTTGCAGCCAGTCGGAGAGAGTCCCCGACAAGCGAAGCCCCGAAGGGTACGCGGCCTTTCGCTGCGCAATCGTCGGCGGTTGCCAGTGATTGCGGAAGCTCACGCGGCCGCGTGCGTTGCGAATGTAGGGTATCGCGTACGAGTACCGGCCATCAACCGCCCAGTCTCTAGCGAGATCCAGCGGGTAATCAGGGGTCAGCCCAAGGCGATGAAACTCGCGAAGATTGCGCTCGATTTTTTGCTCTATTGTTTTCATGGTGTTCTATTGGTTTGGTTTGGTTTGTTGTCCGCGCCTTGTGACGCGGTGCCCTATATAACGCCACCCCGCCGCATTTTGCTATCAAAACTTTTCTGCGCCCCCCTTTTCTTTGTCATCCCTCACCAATCGCACGAGCGCGTGAGCGCGTGAGCGCGTGAGCGCGTGAGCGCGTGAGCGCGAGGCCGCGCCCGGTCGCCCGACCCATGACTCTTTCCGGCAATACGAAAGCCGCTCTGAAAATACGAAAGGTGCTCTGAAAAATGTTGACAGCAAAAATAGCCTATGCAAAATGTCGGTCCCGAAAGGAAACCAACATGAGTAAAAAGCACTTCATCCAACTGGCGGACTTCTGCCGGAACCAGAACCCTCACTTCAACCGCGCCCGTTTCATTGACTACATCAATGGCAACTGCGGACCTTGTGGAGGCAAACGCTAACCACAACCAAAGGGGCCGCGCATCTTACACGCGGACACAACAAATGGAAACCACACACCCGCAAGCCCTGCTTGTGATCGTCCTCGCCCTCATCTTAGCCGCCCTCCTCAACCCATGAGCCGACCCCTCGATTTCATCTCCCTGCGCGACCCTCTCACAAACCGCACCACGTCGTTGGTGATCTACGGACGCCGCCCGGACCAAAACCAGCTTCTCGGAATCAGCGGAGGGCTTTCACATGGCTCCCTGGTGGAACCCAATTCCCACCAGGACGCCGACAAGCTCATCTACTGGCTCCAAGATTGGAAAACCCGCAACTCGAACAAAAACCAGAACCCATGAAAGAGACCGAACTTCAAAAACTAGCGCGACAGCTCGAAGCAGAAAGACTTGTGCAGATCGGTGGGACAGGCGAAGAATCAGCGCCCGAAGCCGCCCCTGAAAGTGAGCTGTCCAAACCTGACACGAGTAAGGGCGCGGTGGAAGGCGCAACACCAACTCCAAATGCAGAACAGGCTCAACAGAGTGGCAGTGTCAACCAAGGGCAAGACGGCGAAGCAAATCTCGCTGGAAATGCGCCTCAAGGCGTGCCTGCGCAAGCTGCCAAGGGGCTGTCACAGGTGGATCAAGGAAACATCGCCGCAGGTGGAGCTGCTGCCGCTGCGAGCGTGGTGGATCAGAAAGCTCACGCGGCAGCAACCTCGCTGAACAACGACCTTCCTCCGCCAAGCGAAGCCCAGAAGCAGGCGGGCAACTACAAGATGGGCCATCTCAAAGTCGGTGGTGTTGCCATCACCGTCGAGAACCCGGATGGCTCTCAGCGCACATGGAAGAACGAGGACACTGGCGAGGCTGGCCCCAGCACGATCCATGACCACTATGGCTACATGAAGAACACTGTCGGCGCTGATGGTGATCACATCGACGTGAACACCAAGACCGGCAGACACCCAAACACACTATGACCTACCCATACCCAACCAACAAAATGGAGGCGCTGGCCTATGCCGCGCACCTCGGCCCCAACCTCGTGGCCATCTACCGTGTGACGCCGGTCCTTGGCGGCATCAACTTCGCCGCCGTGCCCACGGAGGACTTGCCGGACTTCCTCGGCGGGAACTGGCAGGTAGTCCCACCGCCCAAGGTCACCAACCTGACCCCGGCCCCGGTGATCATCGACAACCACGTCTTTCCGCCCTCCGGGCAGGTTGCGAGCGTGCGGAGGCTGTTTCTAGACCACCCGCTGCCGCTGCCGGTGATGATCCAAACCTACGGCCCCGTGACCGGACTGCCGCCACCCTCGGAAGGTCAGTTCTTCATCGTCAGCGAGGACGTGGCCCGCGCCTCCCACCGTGCCGACTGCCTCTTCCCTGCCGACCAAACCCTCATCCAACTCCCCGCGCTATGAACTACGACCCCCACGAAGGCATGGGACTGGTGACCCTCGCGGCCGTCTGGACGCTGATCTTGATCACCATCTACATCTTGACCAGCTTCCCCCGCTGAACCGCCACCCCTACCAAAGGCCGCCCACAAGGCGGCTTTTGCGTGTCCAGGCCCGCACCGCCGATCCCGACCCAATGACCCAAAACGAGACCCGCCAATACGAAGGCCGCTCCGAAATCCAGCCCCGCCAATACGAAAGCCGCTCCGAAAAGTTGGTGATCGGTGACGCGTCACAGCACCCGGAATCGGAAATCCTCCTGGACCGGGCGTTTGCATACATATCCGTGCCACGGTTCCATAGCCCCCGGCCCCCTATATTTTTTTATTTATCGCCATAGAAATAAGGATTCCAGAGTTGTCTGCTGTGACGTTTTGCTAACAATTTCTCGGCTTCGCCTCTAACCCCGTTGGAAATCAAGGCGTTACGCCAAAGTTGGTGACGTGTGACGCCCTTCCTTTCCCTCAAATCCCCTACCCTTCCATCTCCGATCTCCTACACCACTTTCGGAGCTTTCTTTCACGATGCTTAACACATCCTCTATTCTTTTTGCGACTCATTTCTGATTCTCTTCTCACTTTTGCGAAAACCCGAATCCGTCTTGACACAGCCCCCTCCTTTTTGCTAACACTCGCCATGCCCTACATCCCGAACCGATTCCTCTCCGCCGATCAGATCGAGCAGCGCCGATTGGCTGACCGCGACCGCCGTTGGCGCAAACGCGGCGTGCCGAAGCTCCGCGACCCCACCAAACCCTTGGCCGACTCCACCCTGCGCACCCGCGCCTACCGGGCACGTCAAAAAGAGCTGCGCAGCAACCGGCTGGCCGCAGGTGTCTCACCGGCGTCCCCTGTGACACTCCCACCTGTCCCACGCGTCCCCGTCGAGCCCATCGACCTCCCTCCTTTGGACCCGCGCCTGATCAAGTTGAAGTCCCTGTCCAAGGCAATCTTGACCAACCACCCGCGCACCCAGACCCCCGAGTTCCTTTTGGCTCTCACGGCGCTGGAAGCTGGAATCTGGAACACTGATCTGGAACCGGAACCTTTAATGCCTGCGGTTGTGGACTTGGGATAAACCTCCTCAGCCGCTCCGGCACCTCCTCCGGCGAGGGCATCGAGTTCGACTTCCTCAGATTGTCGCGTTCCCAGATCGGCCGCAGGTTTGAATAGTGGGACAGCTCAAGCACGTCCTCCATGGTTTTGGCGCAGGACAACGGGACAATGTGGTCAATGTGCCACTTCCCCCGGTTCCCCCACCCCATGCCCTCCGGGAACTGCTTCTCGATGTGCTCCCGCAGCTCGCGCCAGGAGCACCCGATCATGGCGGAGACCCCCCGCTGCTTCACCAGTCCGCGCCGCGAGAGGAACTTGCCCAACCGGCACCTGACACGTCCGATGAGCAGGTAGATGGGATCGGTGGCCCGTCTGCGTCTGGCATACTTGTTCATGGACGCCCTGACCTTGTCGGGGTTGGCCTTTGACCAGCGGCGGCGGTGCTCCTTGTCCCGCTCGGGATTGGCCTCCCGCCACGCTTTCCGGTAGTGCCTTGGCTTGTCAGGATTGGCCTCCTTCCATTGCCGGGTCAGCTCCTGGGCAGACTCCCGGAGCCGCTCGAAGTGCTCTGCCGTCACCCAGTATTCGAGGCCCCGGCAGGAGTAGTGCCAGAACCTCTTGCCGTCTTCTCGTGTGTCTCCCCTGCGGAACCGTTTGGAGCGCATCTGGAAAGGTTAACCCAAAACCCGCCTCCCGCGAACAAAATACTTTCCCGGCAAAATAGTTGTTGCCATGACTTTCCTTTTTGCTTATACCTCCAACGTCAGTCTAAACCTAATACCACTAAACACCATGTCCAATATCACCCTACCTCCGGCCGCCGTTGCCACACGCAGCGCCCCCTGTCTCTCCGACCGCTACAACTTCATCTCCTCGCAGGAGATCGCGGAAGAGTTCGCCAGCAATGACTGGCATCTGGTCGGTGCCTCGCAGTCCCGCTGCCGCAAGCCCGGACGCGACGGCTTCCAGAAGCACCTCATGCGTTTCGCCCACGCCTCGCAGCTTCACCAGTCCAGCTCCGAGCGCGTCGAGACCGTTGTCTTCAACAGCCACGACGGCGCGAGCAGCCTCCAGATCGGCGCGGGCGTGTTCCGCTTCATCTGCGCCAACGGCCTCGTTGTCGCCGACAGCACGGTTGCCACCGTCCGTCTCCCCCACACCTACCTGGAAATGGACCGCGTGGTCGAGGCATCTCATTCCATCCTTGGTGCCGCCTCGAAGGTCCGCGACACCATCACGGAGTGGAAGCAGCTCGAAGTCACCAAGGACGAGGCCCTCCATCTGGCCGAGCAGGGCATCAAGCTGCGCTGGGGCGGCGACCTGCCAGCAGACCAGTATCCGGTCACCCCGACCACGCTCCTCCAGCGCCAGCGTCTTGATGATTGTCCGCGAGACCTTTGGACGACCTTCAACGTGGTTCAGGAAAATCTGATCCGTGGCGGCGTCCGCGACGCCCTTGCCCGCGTCAATCCGCGCTCCACCACCAACCGCTTCTTTGGCAGTGTCCGCGGGCTCAAGGCCCTGGATGAATCCCTGCGCGTCAACCGTGGCCTTTGGGATGCCGCCTCCACCATCGCACTCTCCGCCTGACCCCTATGACCACCGCGTCCTCCGATTCTGCCCACCGTGGCAAAGATGTCCGTGAAGTTATCTCCGAAGTCCAGCGCGTGCTGGAGCAGATTGGCAATCCAGCCTACTGCCCGCTCGTGGCCGCGCTCTCCCCGAACAACGGCATGGATGTCTGGCCCTCCTTCAACCCCTATGTCCACATCAATGTCGTCATCCCTGTCGCCGGTTGAGCAGGACGTTAACTGGATTCTGGCTTACGCGCTTCTGGATTCTCTGGCCAGCGACCTGAAAATCCGGCGCAAGCAAGGATTCTGGGAGCAGCACCCCGATGAGATGGAGGGCAAGGTTGCCTATCCGGTCAACGAGGTGCCGCAGCCAAACGACCTTCTGCGCGAGCTGCGCTCCGCCTGGTTCACCCGCCTGTGCGACATCATCTTCCACGACACCCGTGGCACCGTCCGTGTGGGACGTTCCGACATCCTGCGACGGGCAAGAGCCTGATTCGCCCCCCATACCCAAATGAAACACACCGCATCCATCCACGACCTCATGTTCCACAACCTCTACCCGACCGTTCAGCAGATCGCCAAACGGACGGAGAGCCTCCTCCAATCACGCCAGCGCCGTGGCATCAAATTCACCCGCTCCGAGGCCATCCAACTGGCCGAGAAGCAGCTCATCTCCGAGCGGATTGCCACCCGCGAACACAACCACCGCAAGGCCACCCACACCGCACGCCTCGCCTTCCGCGCAGCCAACGCCATTCCCGCCCGATGAGCACGCCCTTCCCCGAAATCCACGAGTTCGAGTCCGCCATGTCCGCCCTTGAGCAGATTCAAGAGCTGGCCGTCACCCAGCGCCAGCGCGTTGACGACGCCAGCCTCCGGCTTGGCCGCGCCATCCGCAAACAGATGCGCGACAAACAAATCCGCTACCGGCCCTTGCAGAAGATTCTCAAAACCAGCCCCTCCCTCATGTCGCAGAAGCTCCTTGGCTTCACCGCCTTTGTCTCGGTCACCGAGGCAACAGCTTATGCCGACGCAGTCCACCACCTCTCCAACCAGAAAAACCCATGAGTTTCCCCACAGCACCCCCAAAAGATGACCTCCCCGGCTTCGGCCTGTCCCTTGCCATGGAGCACCTGAAAACCGAGATGACTTTCTTTGTCATCATCGGCAGCAAGACCGGTCACCCGGACGACATGACCTACGTCGAGGCCCATGTCCCGGACAACCGCATGCTGGAGCACTTCTGCGACCAGTTCTCCGCCGTGTGCCAGAAGATCAACTCAACCGGAAGCCTGGACTAAGATCATGCCGCTCGCCGATTTTGAAGCAGCCTGGGAGAGACGCCGGAGGGAGCCCGCCCCGCTTGCCCCACGCCCATTGACAGTGGCGATCGACTTCGACCACACATGGACAGCCGACCCGCACGGATGGCGGGACTGGTATGACTTCATGCTGGCGCGTGGGCATGTCGTGATCCTCGCAACCGGCCGGAGCGGCTGGAGCGAGGACATGGGAAGGGCGCACCTTCCTGCGCACATGCCAATCGTGTATTGCGGGCGTGAACTCAAAGAGCACGCGACACGAAAGGCGGGCTGGAACGTGGACATCTGGATCGACGACATGCCCGGAATGATTCAACACTGCCACGTTCTTGACGACCAGGAGGTTCTGTAATCTTTGTGCCATAAAGATCAAACCAACACCAACTATCTGAACTCTATGAACCACCCCGACAATCTCCAGCAAATCGCAGACGACGCTTTCCTTGCGCTTCCAAAAGGAATTGGCTCTCTCGAATCAGACCCATCTGATTACCCTTATTGGGACAATGAAGCCCCTCACAGGCTGGCGATTGCCAAGCATATTCTGGATGCTGTTGGCAAGAAGTCTGAGTCCACACCAAAGAATGAGTTCAAACTTCCAACTCCGCCACCGGGCATGAAGTGGCACCGTGAAGATGGATGGACTGAGGATATGCTTCCGCAGGGGCGGAGGCCGTTGATCTTGGAGGAAAAAATCATCTACGGGGTGGACGAGTATTCTTACCGCACTAACACCTGCGGGATATTTTGGTACACCCCCCGCCCTCTCACCTTCACTCACGAAGGCCACGAATGGACATGGCACCGTCCGGGCGATCCAATGCCGTGCGATGGGGGGCGCGAGGTATGGGTGATCGGAGAAGATCACCGTGTCTGCCACCACGCTTGCCACCGTCCTTCCAAGGCAAAAACGTGGGCGTGGAAAAATACCACAAAACCCTACATCATCGGATGGCGCTACGCTGATGAGTCTCCAAAAGAAACCACACCAACCTCCATCTCCGACACCGCCAAGTCCATCGTTGCTGGCGACAGGGCCAAAGACTACGGTGACGCATCAGAGTCGTTTGCCCGCATTGCCGCCCTGTGGAGCGCGTGGAAGGGTGTCGAGTTCACCTCTTGGGATGTGGCCATGATGATGATCCTCCTCAAAGTCAGCCGCGCAAAGACCGGCAAGAAGCAGGACACGCTGATTGACATCATCGGGTATGCGGAATGCGCGGAGAAGGTTGGAGGGAGCGCCTCGGATCAGACACCGCGAACCCAAGACCATGAATAACACGACCAGCGCACCAGAGCGGTTGTCCTGCATCCGATTTGTTCGGCTTTCGGTGCTTGATTTCATTGCGGTCATTCGTCGTTCGCGCCAAGACAGCGAGCGATTCTTTATGCGCGGCGGGTGCTGGGAAATGTTCTGCCTTCTGCGTAATGTCTGGCCAGAGGCTCAACCTTACCACTCATGGACTGACGACGTGACTCTTGGTGTTGGGCAACATGTGGCGACGAAAATAGGAGATCATCTTTACGATATTCGAGGGCGCATCCGCAGGCCGTCATTGTATCAGCCCATGACGCTGACATCGTGGCCGTCACTGCGTGGCGGTGATCGTCCGCATCGTTGGGCAAAGCACTACCGCAGTGAGCCGAACGCAGAGGTGAGGCACGGCGCGAAGGACGCCGACCTCGACTAGAGACTTTATCGCCGTTGCCTCGACCGTCTTGTTAGCGGTTGGGAGCGGCAGGAAACCACAAGAAAACACCGAAATATGAAAGACACCGAAATCAAAAACGCCGTGATCGAATCGGCAGAAATCACCATGGCAGAGCGCGGCATCTTGGATTGCTGGCTGCATCTCGACTTCGGAGGAATGGGGCAAGGCTTTGGAGGCTACGCGCTGTATCTGCCAAAATCGTTCAGCCATCACCAAGTCTTGAGCGTGGCTGGACATCACATCTTCCGCATCTTGGAAATCGCTGGTGTGGAAAAGTGGTCGCAACTGAAAGGACGCACCATCCGAGTGGAAGGATCGTGGTCGGAAATCAAGCGCATCGGCCACATCGTGAAAGATGACTGGTATTGCCCCAGCGAGGATTTCAAGGCGGCTCTGGATTCTTCCGCTAACCAATAGCTCACCGACGCGAAGCGTTCGGTGCAGCGCAAGTTCTACGCTGCTTAATCCCACCCATTTCTCATGAAACTGCTCGCCATTGACCCAGGAAAACACGGAGGTTTCGCTTTTGGCCCCACCGGCTCCATACCACAACTGTTCAACATGTCGGAAACCCCGCACGACATCTCGGAATGGTTCGAGGTCCACCGGCCGGAACGGCTTTTCATCGAGGAGGTCGGCGGCTATATCGGCGGCATGGGCGCACCCGGAAGCGCGATGTTCAACTTCGGACGTAACTTCGGGATTCTCCTCGGGGTCGCCGCCGCGTTCAAAGTGCCCACCGTGCTGGTACGTCCGCAGAAGTGGCAGAAAGCCCTCGGACTTGGAACCTCGACCGGTATGAGCAAAACAGAGTGGAAAAATAAGTTGAAAGCAAAAGCTCAGCAGCTATATCCGTCATTGAAGATCACCCTGGACACGTCCGACGCCTGCCTCATCTGGCATGCCGCCGCGTTCAGACAAATCCAATGACCTATGTTTTCCACCAGCCCTAAACCCGCACGTTTCCGCGTCACTTACCGGATTCAGAGCCGCGAATACTGGTTCACGATTCCGGCAATTTCAGCCAGCGCAATCTGGCGTTCGTGGGATCGTCTCGGTTCCACGCTAGTTGATGTCAGTGAAGTATGACTCGTAAAAGCCATGACCAATAAACAACAACGAATCGCCATGCGCGAGGCGATCCGGGAGGCTGCAAAGGTGCTGTATGCTACCGAGTTTAACAGTGGTAGAAACGGTGTGATCTGCCAAGTGTGTTTTGCTCACGTCTCGCAGGGCCATAAAGACGGTTGTGTGTTTGCCGCAGCCCTCGCCAAGCTCCAACCCTTCCTTCAATGACCCACGAAGCCCAATACCATGCCCTACATTCTCTCCGATACTCCATCCATCGTCCGCTGCCTCGTCCGCAGGGAGTTCACCCAGAACCACCTGACCGGAAAAGGCCGGTATCTCAAAGCCCACATCCTCGGCGTTCGCTGCCAGGAAGCGGCGAGCCTCCAGTTCCAGGTTCGCTTCGAGGATCCCGACTGCGCGGGGGCCATGTTCTGCCTGCCGATCCAAGCCCTGTGCTGGAAGGAGTGTGCGATACCCGATGCGGAGCTGATCCAGCCTTGGGATACGTTCAGCAGCCACTTCACCGTGCATGAGTTCGGCCTGTGGAAACGCGGCAACGCTCAACTGCTCAACGTGCGCAAGATCAAAGGCCACCCAGCCCGGCTGGACGCCCGATACTTGTTCACCATCGACTTCGAGGGCAACGCTTTGTCGGATTGCCCGCAACAACATAAGCAGTTGCATCTTTTACAGGTTGATGCCGGGTGGTTTGCCGCCGTGCCGAACAACCGAGTGTTGAGCGTGGACACGGCATTTGAGAAGCCTTGCGAACAGCTCCCGCGCTTCGAGTCCCTTGAACATCTTTACACGGCTGAATGCCGGATTGGAGAACCCACACCATGAGCAAAGCACTAGCAGACATCCCCGAAGAAGAACGCCGCATGAAAATCCGCCGAGCCCTGTCCATGCACAAGGACGGCTGGTCAAAGCACACCATCGAACGCCGACTCAGAACCCAGTGGAGTTCGATCATGAAATGCGGCAAGGAACTTGGACTCATCAAATGACACCCCGCCCCTACCAGATCGAAGCGGCGTCACGGCACGCGGCCAACTTGAAGCGCTTTGGTGTGACGGTTGACGGCTCCGACACTGGAACAGGCAAGACCTTTGTGGCCGCGCTGACCGCCAAGAGTCTTGGCTGGCCGGTTGCCGTTGTCTGCCCGAAGTCCGTGATCCCTTCCTGGAAGGAGACGCTGGCAGTCATGGGCATCACGCCGCTGTTCGTGGAGAACCTGGAACGCATTCGTTGGGATCAGAAGCACGCCCGCAGGACCAAAAAGGGATGGGAGTGGAATCTCCCTTGCCGGTGCCTGCTGATCTTTGACGAGGCGCACCGTTGCACCGGCTCGGACAGCCAGAACGCGATGCTGCTCATGTCCGCACCAAAACCGGTCATGATCGTCTCGGCCACGCTGGCGGACTCTCCGCTCAAAATGCGGGCGGTCGGCCACCAGCTTGGCATCGTGCATTGGGACGAATGGTATCGCTGGTGCTTCGCCCAGGGCTGCCAGAAGAACCTGCCTTTCCAAGGCCTCAAGTTCACGGGCGGAGAGGGTGTCCTGCTCAACCTGCACCAGAAAGTATTCGGGGAGAAAGGCGTCCGCATCCGGGTGGCCGATCTCGGTGATGCGTTCCCGGAGAACCAGGTGGTGACCGTAGCCGTGCCCGTGGACGAGACCGACGCCCTCGACCAGGAATACTACTCCGCGCTGGAGGCGCTGGAGCAGGATGCCAAATCGGCCGGGGAGATGCTCCTGCGTGCCCGCCAGAAGTCCGAGCATTTGAAGCTCCCGGCGGTCATCGAGATGATTGACGACGCCATGGACCAAGGAGCCAGCGTCGCCGTGTTCATGAACTTCACCGACACGCTTGACCGTCTGCGGCAGGCGTTCCCGGACGCTGGCACCATTCATGGCGGCCAGACGGCGGACGAGCGTGAGGAGGCGATCAGGAAGTTCCAGTCCAATGAAAGCCGGGTGATTCTCGCCATGGTTCAGGCCGGAGGAGTCGGCGTCTCGCTGCACGACCTGCATGGCGGGCATCCGCGTGTCTCCCTGATCTTCCCCACATGGAGCGCCGTGGAGATGCGCCAGGCTCTTGGCCGCATCCATCGCAACGGCGGGAAAACTCCCTGCCTCCAGAAAATTCTCTTCGCCGCCGACACGGTGGAGGAGCGCGTCCGCAGAAAAGTTGACAAAAAACTGGACAACATTGACCTCATTAACGATGGGGATATGACGCTTACTGAACTATGACAAACAGCAATCAGCCCCACTCCGGACGTGCGCACGCCAAGCGCAGCCCGTCTTCCCTCGGCAACTACGCCGTCTGCCCTCATTACCTGCCTGACAACGACCGTCCGCTGCATCCGGTGACGGTTGAGGGCACCGCCATCCACGAGGCCATCGAGAAGCGAGACCTCGGCGGGCTTTCTCCTGACGCCAGGCAGATCGCGCAGACCGGCATCCGATACTGGGACGGCCTTCTGGCCACCCGTAAAAACTGGCGTCAGTATGTGGAAATCCGCATCGACATTCCCCACATGGGCTTCGGTCACGCCGACCTTGTCATGCTTTCTCCTGACGAGACACAGGGAGTTTTGGTGGACTGGAAGACCGGATACAACGCACAGGCCGCGGTGGAGAACAACATCCAGCAACGTGCTTACGCATCCGGGCTTTTCCGCCGGTTCCCCAAGCTCCGGGCGCTGGAAATCCACGTCGTCTATGTGCGCCTGCTGGAGGCCGACATCAATTTGGTGACCCTGGAAGACTGCCCGCAGATCGAGCTGGAGCTTATTGCCATCGACCGAAGGGCCGAGGAGGCGGAGCAGAACGCGATTTCCGCCCACAACCCCGACCCTGCCGTCTGCACCTACTGCGTCAAAGCAGGTGTCTGCCCTGCGCTCAACAAGCTCGCCCTGCCGGTGGCCGAAGCCTATGCCAAGGCCCGCCCCGAGGCGCTGACCGTGCCGGAGGCTTACGATCCGGCGTTGATCACCGACCCGGCCGTCATGGCCAAGGCTCTGGTCGTGGCCGACATCATGGAGCGCTGGTCGGAGAGCGTCCGCAAACACGCGGTTGATCTGCGCCTTGATTCCGGCGTTGAGATTCCAGGCTACACCCTGGTCAACCGCAAAGGCAGCACTTCCGTTATCGACCCGCAGCTTGTTTACTCCTTGGCACAGGAAGCCGGACTCGATCACGCGGCCATCATGGGGTCAGTGAACATGTCGGTGCCCAAGCTGCTGGATGCCATCCGCGATACCGCCCCCAAAGGGCAGAAGAAGCACGTTGCGCAGGAGTTCGAGGACACGCTCCGGGATTCCGGGGCTGTGATGATCGCGCAGGATACCTACCATCTCCGTAAATCGAGGGCCGCGTCATGAAGAACGTTCGTCTCACCCCCAACAGAAAAGCATTCCTGGCCATGCTTGACCTGTTTTGTGCCGTCACCGAAACCCGCCTCCTGCCTGCGGTAAACTCTCCGCTGCATCACACGTTGCGCTGGCTGGTGGACGATGCCGGACACAAATCCCGTCGCCGCAAGACCCGGCTCAAACACCGCAAACCACGCCGCCGATGAACGAACTGTTTTACCCCCACTCCGAGGAACAGGAGACCTATCCGATCTACGAACTCCCGGGCTTCCTGACCGACGAGGAGATCAAGTTTTTCCGCGACTACATCGACCAGGTGAACTTCCGCCAGAAAATTCTCGCGGACTCGAAGATCGCCAAGGTCATCGAGGCCAAAGTACGTCAGCACAATTTCCCGGATGCCGGGACTTTCTACGGGTGCTCCAAGGAGATCACCGTCTCCAAGCACGTCGCGCCTTTCCATATCGCCACCCACAAGGACAACCGCAAGGACGAGGGGCGCAAAAAGAACCTCAAGAAACTCTTCGTCTATCTCGACGAGGACGAGGAAACCCCCGACAGCGGCGGAACCATCTTCCTGGACAAGAACCGGAAGCCGGTGGCCACCATCAAACGGGAGCGCGGAAAAGCGTGCTTGTTTGACATCCGGCAGCTCCACAAAGGACAGAAACTTGTCAAAGGCACCAAGTACCTCATTGGCACACGCCTGCTCTACTCCTAATCGCTATGCCCAGACCACTTGCACCCAAAGGCGGCAATGATCGCGTTTATACTCCGCCCGCGCTGGCCAAGGCCATCGTGGACCACTTCAATCCCGCGACTTCCGCCTGCGTTCTTGAGCCGTGCGCCGGTCCCATTGGCAAACAGGCATTCGTGGACGCTCTGATCGACTACGACCTTGGTTGGTGCGAACTCGATGAAGGGACAGACTTCTTCACAAGAAGTCCAACGTCGTTTCGCTACGACTGGGTTATCACCAACCCGCCGTGGTCCAAGCTCCGGGCCTTCCTCAAGAAATCCATGGAGTGCTCAAACAACGTCGTGTTCCTCTGCTTGGTGAACGCCTTCTTCATGAAGGCCCGCCTCAAGGACATGGCAGACGCGGGCTTCGGCATGAAGGAGATTCTCTTTGTACCAACCCCACCAAAGCCTTGGCCACAGACCGGATTCGCTCTCGGGGCGGTTCATATCCAGCGCGGATACACTGGAAATGTGACGCTCAGCAAATTGAATGAATAAAACCACTTGCGCTTCCCTAGCATCTCTTTATCTCACCACTGTTCGCTAACCACGCGACGTTCAACATAACCAACACCCAATACACCATGGCTAAAATTGCTATCAACCCTGCGGCACCTGCCACCTCCCCCTCCTCCCAAGAACTCACTGCTCCGGCTTCCTCGCATGAACTTGCGGTGGGCATCCCCGGCCAGTTTGAAGGAGAGTTCACCTCCCGTGACTTCGCCATCCCGTCTCTGGTCGTCTGCCAGAAATCCGGCAAGCTCATGGATGACAACCCCGCATGGCTCGGCCACTTGATCTACGACAAGTGCCTTGACCTCGGCGCGTCGGCCAAAGCCGTCTTCTTCCGTGTGAAGCGTTACTTCATCGAAGACCTGCCCTTCGGCAGCGACGGTATTCCCCGCAAGTTCGACACCGTTGCCGAGGCCCGCGAGGCTGGCGTTGACGTGGCGGACATCGCGGAACTCGACTGCCTCATCCAGGTTCCTGCCGACTTTGACGGCGGTGAGCAGATCGGTGACGCCCACTACGCGCCTGCCCGTTACACGGTTCGCAGCACCGCGTTCCGCGCCACGGTTCCGATCCTGCGCAAGGATGTGAGCCTCCGTCTCAAGGGCAACCTTGCCGCAGGGGTCTATACCATCTCGGCGGTCAAGAAAACCTACGGGCCGAACTCCTGGTTTGCTCCGCAGCTCGCGGCAGCCGGAGCCACCCCGGACGTTGTCCTCCAATACATCGCGGAAAAGCTCGCCTGATTCGCATGCCCATTGGCCGCCCTCTTAACCGGGGGCGGCCTTTTCCAACCCATACACCCGACCCACCTATGAAAATCTCCTCCCCCAAGTCCTTCCGCCGACTGCCCCCTCCCATCGCGGATTTTCCGCGCTCCGGCCGCCCCAAATCTCCGCTTTTGCTGACCCTTGAGGCTCTTGATGTCGGGCGTTACATCGACGTTCACCTCGTCCGTGGCCAGAAGCCGACACTCAGGACGATCCGTTCCAGCCTTCCGCGCTGGGGCAACCGTCTTGGCAAGACGTTCAGCATCCGCAAGCATGCCGGTGAGGAAAGAGTCTCAATCTACCGCGTCAAATGATCGCCGTTGACACAGAAGCCACCTATTCCAAAGACCGCTCCATCGGTCCTTTGGGTGTTCACGGCTACGTCTCCCACCCGGAGACGGACCACTTCATGTGCTCCATCTATGACGGAGACACAGGACTTGCGTTTGTCGGACACCCCAAGGACGCCCCCTGGGAGGCCATTCGCGGGCAGGATGTCTGCGCCCACAACTACTCCTACGACCGCGCCGTTTTGCGCGAGTACGAGCGTCGTGGCTACATCCCGTTTGCGTTGGAGGAGCGGGGCTTCTGCACGTCGAACCTTGTGGCCTACCTGCAATCTCCGAGATCGCTGCTGGACTCCAGCCGCGAGCTGCTGGGCATCGGCCTCGACAAGACCACCCGCGACAAATTCAAGAACAAGGACTATTACTCTCTTCCCGACGAGGTGAAGGAGGAGATTGCCCGCTATGCTCTTGGGGACGCCAAGGCATGCTGGCTTCTGTGGAAGCAGTTCGCCCACTTGATGCCCGACCATGAGAAATGGCTGTCCATGCACACGACCCTCATGGGAGACCGTGGCGTGGCTGTGAACACTGCCGCCGTCGAGAGCGGCATTGACCGCTATAAGACGCGGTTGTGGGAGATCGAGCAGGAAATCCCCTGGGCAAAGGAGCACCCGGTCACCTCGCCCATCCAGTTGAAGAATGCCTGCCGTGCCGCCGGAATCCCGGTGCCGGACTCCACCGCCATGAAGGACGAGCTGTTCCAGGCGTGGAGCAAGAAGTATGCGGAGGCGGTGCCTTTCGTGGCAGCGGTTCAGAAATACCGCTCGGTCAACCGCTCGCTCAAGGTTTTGGAATCCATCCAGACACGCACCCATGGCGGGCGTGTCCGCTACGGGCTGAAATACTTTGGAGCCAATCACACGGGCCGCTGGTCCGGCGATTCCGGGCTCAACATGCAGAACCTTCCCCGCGACGAGGTGGATGGCGTGAACATCCGCAACTGCTTTGTGGCAGGGCCGGGTCGCAAGCTGTTCATCGCGGACTACTCGCAGATCGAGGCCCGCGTGTCCTTGTGGCTGTGCGGCGACCACGAGCAGTTGGAACTCGTCCGCAACGGCATGTGCGTCTATGAGGCCCACGCCCGCAAGACGATGGGGTATGATTTGGGCATGCCGCTCAAGCAGGCAGCCAAAGAGGACCCAAAGTTCTTCGATCTGCGTCAATATGCCAAAGCCCGGTGCCTATCCGGCGACACACTGGTACTTACCCATCGAGGGTATGTTCCCATATCGAAGGTAAAACTTGACGACCGCCTTTGGGATGGGGTAGAGTGGGTCAATCATGGAGGAGTCATTCAATCAGGGCACAAGCAAACTGTCGCTTTCCACGGAGATCGGTTTACGCCGGAACACCAGTTGTTTACCGACGACTCCCAAACAGAAGCTACCTCCGACGTTTTACGGAGCGGATCACCCGCAGTGGACCGGTTCCGTGAGCGAGTATCCAGTTGGTCAGATGTTTGGGCATTGGCGATTGCTATCCAACGAGTTTATTCGCGTACGTGGATACAAGCGGCTTCGCTGTCTTTGCACTTCTTGCGGGACCGAGCACGACGTGTCTTTCGATACGCTCAGAAACGGTATATCAACTCGGTGCGGACCGTGCGGTATTCGCAAGTCACGTCAGACACGGGACTTACAAAAGTGGGGGAGAGTTCTGGATGATAAGGATCGAGTTTTGCAACAGCGGTGGAACGCCATAGTCCATAGATGTTGCAACCCTTCCAGTAAGCATTACCCCAATTACGGGGGGCGCGGAATACGAATTTCCGAGGAGTTTTTGTGTGACGTTACTTTTGTCAACTACGTCAAAGAACTGCCCGACTGCCCCCAGATAATAACCCAAACTCACACCATAGATAGGATTGACGTAAATAAGCACTATGAAAGAGGAAACCTCCGCTTCGCAACGCATCAGGAACAGATGCGGAATTTACAGTCCACGGCGCACGTCGAATTTAAGGGCACGATTTGGGATGCTCGTTCGTTCTGCGAACAATTTTGCAAAAACTACCGCCCGCATGTGGTTGCTCGCCTCATTAAAAAGGGCGTGTCGGCTGAGCAGATACTTTTCAAGGACCGGAACGACCGCCATGTCGGGCGTCGATGGATGCGAACCCGTCTATGATATCCTAGACTGCGGGCCTCGGCACCGTTTCTGCACGCCTTGGGCGGTGGCCCACAACTGTTTGGGCCTTGGCTTCGGTCTTGGCGCGGCACGTTTCCAATCCTACGCCAAAACCATCGCAGGTCTCGATCTCACCGCCGAGGAGTCCGAGCGCACCGTCAACCAGTTCCGGGCGTCGAACCCAAAGATCGTCGCCGTGTGGAACAACCTCGGCCGCGCCCTTGCGGTTGCCAGCCGCGAGAAGGACCGGACTTTCGAGATGGAACTGCCCTCCGGCAGAACCATCCGGTATTGGGACGTGGTCCAGACCCGTGACGGCATGTTTGTTCGCCGTGAGCGCGGCGGCGAACGCGTGAAGATGTTCCCTGGCAAGCTGTTCGAGAATCTCGTTCAGGCCACCGCCCGTGAAGTCTTCGCCCTCGCCATCCAGCGCATCGAGCAGGCCGGGGTCGCGGTTGTCATGCACACCCACGATGAAATCATCTGCGAGATTCCCGATGACATGGACGGAGCGGCGGTGATCCCGCCGTTGATGACGGAAATCCCGCCGTGGGCCGCAGGTCTGCCCGTGGGTGTCGAGTTCACCACCAGCCAGTATTATGAAAAGTAGTGTAGAAACTATCGCCACAGCACAATCCGTGCTTGACACGTTTGACTTGCTTGTTCCTTTGCTGGAGAAGGCCGCCGACAAATGCGAGGACTTGTCCGATGAAGTGGACGAGGCTCTCGATTCGATCGGCGATTGCCGGACTCTCCTGAAAAAGATCAAGTAGCTCCACCATCTCCTCATAGCCATCTAACCATGTTCAAATTTTTAAGAAATCTTTCCGCAGCTTCCGTTGAGGATTTCCCGCTTCCTCCGAACTCCCCCATCACACGTCCATCTTTCGACTCGAAGGACGCTTTCCGTCGCTGGTGCCTCCAGCCTGACACCGACCACTTCTTCGTTTCCGCCATGTCCGGACTGGCCGAAGTCCAGCGGGTTTCCCAAACCAACCAGCCGTTGAAGATGTTTGGCTACGTCGCCGACTTCGACACGCGTTATGCGGGCGACCCGGTTGCGCAGGTGGTGGCCAACACCGACCCTGAGTTCCGGCCGCGCTGGCTTTCCCGGACGTTCTCCGGCGGCATCCGTGCATGGTATGTCTTTGAGGCACCCATGCTGTTCCACGATGACAAGGTGGGGGTAAAGTTCATTGAGCGTGTGATCCGGGGCCTTGGAGTCCGGGCGCTGTTCCCCGGTTTCGACACCCAGGCCACGAAGCAGTATTGGCAGTACTTTGAGGCGGGCACCGACTGGGTGGAAGTCCCCGATTCCGGCACCATTCCGCTTGTCCATCTGGAAGGATGGATGTCGGACTCCATCCTCCTCTCCGCCCGCAACGCGAAACGTGGCCGCATCGCCGTGCCGTTCGACAAGGTGAAGGAGGCGCTCATCGCCCGCTATCCTGGAGTCTGGCCGGGCGGGTGGGACAACTTCGTTGTCGGGGCTCGCGGCACTCGTTTCTGGGACAATGGAAACGCGCAATCCTGCCTTGTGCGAGAGGATGGGATCACCTGCTTCACGGGCGACCGTGGCTTTGTCTCGTGGGCCGACCTGCTTGGCCGCGAGTGGGAGCAGCGCAACACTGACGAGGTTGTCGGAGCCGCCATCGAAGGCATCTACTTTGAGTGCGCCGCCAACAAGTACTGGCGCAAGGTCGCGGGCATCGGCTGGCAGCCTTTGCAGAAGGAGGACCTCAAGCTGCACTTTCGCATCTCCGGCATCTCTGACGAACGTGCGCGGGGCGAGACGCTCTCCCCCGTTGACCGCCTCATTCACCAAGTCCAGATCACGCATCCAGTGGCCGGGACGTTCCCCTTCCACTACAAGCAGGCGGACGTGGTTTATGTGAACAACCAGCCGTTCCTCAACACCTCCCGCGCCGTGCTTGCCCAGCCGGACGGCTCCGCCAGCGGACGTTGGGGAGACGGATTCCCGAAGCTGGCCGCCTACTTCGAGGGGCTCTACGACCGGGCCGACAACGAGGAGCAGTTTGCGCATGCCATGGGGGCGCTCATGCACTTCTACCAGACCGCCTACGCCGGAGATGTCCAGCGCGGACGTGTCCAGATGCACGCCGGACCTCCGGGAGCGGGCAAGACCTACCTCTTGATGGTCAAAGGGAACATCTTTGGCGCGGTGGAGGATGCCGCCCGGTATCTCTTCGGGCAGGACAGCTTCAACGGCACCCTCTGCCACGCGCCTCTTTGGGGTGTGGACGATCCGGTGTCCGCCGCCAACACCAAACTTGGCATGGTCTTCTCGCAGATGCTCAAAGCCGTCGCGGCGTGCGACAACATCCCGGTGCGCGGCATGTATCGAGAAGTCCAGCGCCTCCCCTGGCTCGGGCGCGTGATCGTCAACATGAACGACGATCCCGAGTCCATCCGCATGCTGCCTTCCACGGAGATCAACTTGATGGACAAGGTTGACCTCTATGCCATCCAGCGTCCGTTCACCGGCAAGTTCCCAAGCAACGCGGAGATTCAGGCGGAGATACCTGCGTTCTGCACCTTCCTGCTTGAAGGCCGGGCATGGCTGGAAAGTCTGGTTCCCGACCTGTTCAGCGATCCTCGTTGGGGCACCAAAAAATACCACCACCCACGGCTCGTGGCCATCGCACAGGGAGCACAAACCTCCACGGCGGTTGAGGAGCTGCTGCGCCTGTGGCGCAAGATGTGGTTCGCGGTCGCCCAGGACGATGTGTGGACGGGAAACCCCACCGAGCTTCTGGATGCGATCAGCCAGATGGAGTCTCTGCGGGACATCTACCGCACCGTCGTCAACAGCCCGCAGGCTCTCGGACGTTCACTGGCACAGCTCTGCAACCGCGAGGCTCCTCCTTCGTGGCTGCGGTCGCTCAACAACTCACAGCGCGAGTATTCCATCTACCGGAACGAGATGGGCGCGGTTATCAACGCAGACCCCTACTGACGACCATGCCGCGTATCTCCTCAGTCCTGCCCACCACCCCCGAGGGTCTTGTCTCCCGCAGGGGGCCGAAGCCCAAGTACCCGATTCTCGAACTGGAGGTCGGGCAGTCCTTCCTCGCCTCCACAGACCTGCGCAATTCTTTGGCCGCGCTGGCCAGCTACCATGGACGCCGCACCGGGCGGGTGTTCCGTGTGGTAACCATGACCTCGGTGGCAAATACCATCGTATTCTACCGTGAACGCTAATCCTATGACCTATACCCTTCTCACTATTAGTGCTGCTCTGGCTTTGCTGGCTTTTGTCGATCTCATCATCTCTTTTTTCGCCATGAAAAAGGCACAGCGAACTTTGCGAAACAGGGACTTTGACCGGGCGGAACTGTGTGCCACTTTCTCCTTCGTCTGCTCGGCGCTGGCTTTGAGCTGTCTCATAGCCTGGTTCATTTTCCAGCCGTGATAACAAAGTATCATTTCGGTATTGACTTAACTCTTATCTGCTTTATCTCCACGACATGACTTCAAAAATCAAATCCCAGCTCAGCCGTCTCGGCCTTGAGGCCGTCAACAGGCCCAAGCGCACCCCAAGCCATCCGACCAAATCTCATGTCGTCCTGGCCAAGGAAGGCGACAAGGTGAAGACCATCCGTTTTGGCCAGCAGGGCGTTTCGGGCTCGCCCAGGAAAGAGGGAGAGTCCAAGGCATACCGGGAGCGGCGGGAGTCCTTCAAAGCCCGCCACGCCGCCAACATCAAAAAAGGCAAAATGTCGGCCGCCTATTGGGCTGATAAAACCAAGTGGTGACCCCTATGAGCAGCGAAGAAAAAACAGAAGTCTTCTGGCTTAGCTTCATCATTATCGCAATTTTTGTGGTCAAGATTTTAACTGACCTCGGAAAATACAACCTCAACCTGCCAAACCCATGAAATCCTACTCCACCGCCCCGCTCAACACCCGCCAGCATCCGCTCGACCTCCTGAACGACATCCGCGCAGCCCTCGACGAGACGGCCCGCATCAACAGCCTCGGCATCAGTTTCGACCTCTCGGTTGAACCGGCTTCCGGCCTCCCGTTGGATGTTGATCCTCCGACCTATCTTACGATCTATGACGAACGCAGCAACGATCTCCTCGGGGAGCCTGCTTGCGATGTCGGCGGCCCCTGCGAGAGCTGCCAGTAAAATCATGCCGGAGTCGGGTGTTCGAGCCACCCCAAGTTAGCCTTCTTGTAGTGTAGCGGAAACATAGCCGGGGCGGAAGATAAAAAGGCACCTTGATCTTTGACAACTTGAAAACAGAATCCAGCGGTAGCTAAATCTGGTCTAAGCCCTTCCGAGCTTAGCGGCTCAATGGAAGATGGTGTAAAGTAGCTCTGAGTAACGTTCCAGAGTGAAATACAACATAAGCCTCGCAGAGGTGATGCAGGGTTCAAATCCCCGCCCGCTGGATTCTGTTTTCCATCAATTTGCCTGCCGTGCCTGTGCTGGCGGAAGTATGTCGCCAAAGTAGATTGGAAATATCCAACGAACGAGTAGGGGCAGAAAAGCGTGAGAGAGCACAAAACCGAAGACAGGGAGCAATCCCAAGTAGGACTCTCGCGGCGGCAGGCAACCAATTTGAGCGCGTGGCGGAATGTAAAGACGCCGACACAAGGCAAATGTTGACCCGAGTTTGCGGAAGAACGGACCATCGGGTCCACCAACGAAAGTGGACAATTCAAAAATCCACAGGTTGCAGGTTCAAATCCTGCCGCGCTCGCCAAATTTCTCCCATACTAGGCGCACCCGAGGCGAAAGCCACGAGAGGGCGTGAGGGATGGCCGCAACACCTAGTAGAAGGCACGGCCCCTAACCCCGTTCAGGTAAATGCGGAGGCGAACGTCGCCTATCCAATAGCGGGTATCAACGAATGACGTGACAGCCGGAGAGACGGCCTTTGTTTGTTATGATGACCCCGACTGGAGAGTGGGGGCTGCGAGATGCTCGCGGCGCTATTGACGACTTGACCGGGCAGGCGCAACTTTCCAGCCCCGGAAACAGCCTCCTCCGTTTCAGCGATGAAGCGGGGGAGGTTTTTTTGTCTTATAGAGCGAAAACACTTGCTAACAAAAGTCTAATAGATAAATACTCCGGCATGACCCACGACACCATCACAGTCAAAGGGCGGGAATTTCCGCTCTACAAAGAACCTTCCACCGGATACTGGCGCGTGCGCAAACGGACACGCGATGTGTCCATCAACAAATCCACCCGCATCTCCGATCTCGCCGAGGCCCGTAAATGGGCGCGTGTGTTCATCGAGCGGGAGCTGAACAACAGCTATCGTCTGGCCACCGGAGGACACACGCTTGAGGAGGTTGCCGCCGCGTATCTATCTTTCCCAAAGGCCGCCCGCGAATACGTCGCCGAGGCCAACGTGGCCCGCCTGCGCACCGTGGTCAGGGAAGCCCTTGGCAAGGAGCTGTGTGAAGTCCGCGTCAAGGACATCGGCCCGCGTCTGTGGGAGCAATACGCCGCCTCCAGACACGGCGGCAGGCTCGATCTGTCCACCCCGCGCCGGGAGAACATTGGCATCATGTCGGCCCTGCGCAGCGCGGCCAGCGTCTTCGCCCGCAAGCTCGACCGCCGCTACAAGGACGCGGGCATCTTCCTTGACTTCGCCAACATGCGCGAGCTTCCATTCCTGCCGGTTCTACACGTTCACCGCCAGCCGGTTTCCGCTGACGCCATCCAGTCGCTCACAATGGCCTGGAAGTCGCTCCGGCAGGACAATCCGCTGCTCTACACCACCATCGGGCTGGCCCTCCATGCGGGGCTCCGCGCCTCGGAGATCGCCGCCGCCCGCCGCAACTGGATCGAGACTGACGGCAGCGCCGTCCGTGTGATCCTGCGTGACCGGCCGGAGGAAGGTTTCCGCACCAAAGGCAAGGTGGACAGCTCGGCATGGGTGAGCGGCTTGGTGCTCGACATCGAGTTCGCCGCGCACCTGCTTTCACTGCCGGACGGCCTCCTGGTTCCGGTTGAAGGAAGCAAGGCATGGTTCTTCAAGACCATCGTCAATCAATGGGTGCGCCAGTTCATCCCACGAGAACTCGACGGTAAAGGATTGCACCGCCTGCGCGGACTCTACGGTGACGCCGTGAAGTCCCGTTTCGAGGCCCAGATTCTTGCCCGCACTGCGTCGATCGACGCCGCACGCCTGGCTCTTGGCCACACCTCTGCCGCGATCACTTTGCGGAACTATCTGACGCCGGACGCTGCCAGCACCACTCCGGGTAATCTAGGCTAGTTCTGATCTCGAAATCCTGGATGACATCCAAAGGCAGATGAACCTTGGCCCGTAGGACGCACCCGCAAACGCGGCAGGACTCCAAAGCCCTGTCCCGTTGGGTGGTCCTACCGGCCAGGAACTTCGTCACCTGCGTAAGGATTCCACCACAGCCCCAGCAACCAGTCACGTCCCCGTTGAAGGGGCAAGTGGAGCAGATTGCCGCACGTCGCTCGGCCTCCTCTTGCGGCACGAACTTGCCGCCAAACTTGAGGACGGTGTTCATGAACCGGCGAAGGTCTGCAATCGTCAGGGACCGCTTTGATACATCCACCGGCCTGTCCGAGCATGGCACCTGCAAGTTCTGACGGCACAGGTCGTCTTGGAAACGCTCCTCCCACCCTTCGGCCAGATCGTAGCCCATGGCTTTGCGGTGGAGGCGAACCTGATCAATGATGCCCCAGTAGGACAACCCGTGGAAGACGGCACCGGATTCCGGCTGCACATACTTCCACTGGTTCGAGGTTCCACGGGACTTGTTGGTCACTCTCATTTGAGTCGGTATTTGGATTTGGCTTTTTCGGTGGCATCCGAGGCGATCTGGCCCATCGCACGAGAGAGCTGGGTGTCATCCATCCTGCGCAGGCGGGGCAGTTCGCGGATCATGACGCGCTTCACCTCCTTGCCGCGATAGGTGACATAGTCAATCCACTGATCGTCGGTGAGCAGCCCGTTGCGGGCTTCGATGGCACCGCGTTGCGGGAGACCGGGCCCGGTTCCGCGCTCCATGATGAACTCATAGACCGCCTTGTCAGGGCCGGACGGAGGTGTGAGAACAGCCAGCGGAAGCAGGCCGCTGAGATACAGGCGGTTGCCAACTGTGGCCAGGGTGTCTCCGGTCGGGAACCCACGCGGATCACCGAGGGCGTTCACGTCGCGGCGTGTCAGCAAGGAGCGGGCAACCGGCAAGTTTGACCAGATCGCGCCCATGCGGCCACGGCTTTGGTCAGGTCCGATGAACAGCCGCTCCACAGACCCGATGAGTCCGCTGAACGGAATGACCGGGTTTGCCTTGTAGAGCACGCTGCCAAGCATGTTGGTATCCGGGCCTTTCCCGGCGATGAAGCCGACAGTGGATTTGGCTCCAAGGAAAGTGGCCTGCTCGTGCCAGCCTGCCATCACAGCCCCAAGGTATTCACCCATGGATGAGGCGTTGAGCGGATGTCCAAGTTTGCGGTTGAGGCGCATATCATCCACGGCTCCCGCCATGATCATATTGATCTTCCAGGGCTCCAGAACTCCACGCGCCCAGGACAGGCTGGCGCGTTTGCCGCCGACGTTCATCTCCAAAGACCCTTGGTGGTGGCCTTGCTTGATCCAGGCATCGCGCTCGGTTTTGTTGGCGGGACCGGCGAGAGTGACCTTGAAAAGAGGTTCGTCATCGTCGCCCGTCAGGGTTTGCAGCAGCATGACCACAACCAGCGCGGACGAGCCGACGATGGCTTCGGTCAACCGCTGGCGAAGCTGCATGTCTGTGGCGGCGGACTGGCGGTAGAACTCCACGTCAGATTTGACGCCAAAGGCTTCTTTCTTGCCCGCGTATTTCTTGGCCAGATGCCAGCGAAGCAGCCCGTAAGGAGTAAGCCACGCGCCACGGTTCAGGAGATTCAAAGGAACCCCGAAATACCCGAGGAACACACGGCCAAGGATGGGATGCTTGCGCAGGATGCCATTGCCGACCGAACGCACGGCCATGGAGAAAGTGTTGAGCACGTCCGCAATCGGAGACTCTTCACCGCGATGGTTACCCGTCTCCAGTTCCGACTCCTTGGAGGCAAACTCGGCGAGTTCTTTTTCGACACGCTTCTGGGTGTCCTGGTCGCCGGAGACCATCTCGGCAATCTCGCGGCCAAGACGATGGCGGGCGAGGTCTTGCATGCGGATGGGGACGGACAGGTATTGAATCCGCAGCTCGCGCAGGGCTTCCTTCACACGGCGTTGCGGATTCCACTCAGGAACGCGCAGAGCCCGGAGAGTGCCGCGAATATCCTGGTCAAGCAGGCGCAGGCTTTCGTTGTTCGGATCGAGGCTCGGGTCGGCATCATTGACGAGCTTGTCCAGCTCATTGGTGACCGTCTGGTCATCCTTGCCGACCAAATTCTGAACGCGCTGCGTCATGGCGGCAATCATTGACTGCTCGGCCTGCATTCTGACGGTGAGGTCAGTGGAGGTGCGCGTGACCATGACGTAGGCGTCCGCAGGAGCGATGCCGTTCTTGACCAGTGTCAGGTACCCGGCGGACTTGAGGAAGTAGTTCTGCATGGTGACATACCACGCCTGATCGCTGGAGGACAGCAGCCTGCGGGTGATGTCGGTCATCGCGGAAAGCGCCCTGGCGGCACCGGAGAGACGACGCCACAAAGTCTGCTTGCTGTCACGGAACGCCGCCAGTCCGTCGCGGAAGTCGCGGTTGAGGCGGGTGACCTGCAAGACCTGCTGCTGCATCGCATTGGTGTAGGCGTCCGATTTGATCGAGAAGCGCAGGTTCTTGATGTAGCTGTTGACCACTTCCTCGAAGGACTTGGTGATCAGCTCCACGCGGGACATGTCGCGCTTGATGGTGGCGGAGCCAAGATCGAGCAGCATGCGGTTGACCATGGAGCCGAGCGGGGCAACGACATTGATCGCCATGGTGGAGAGTCCGCCAAGGGCATTGTTGTTGTAGCTGATCGCCAGCACTTCCAAAGCGGTCTTCGGCGGCCTGCGCAGCTCGAACAACTGGAACATCTCGCGCAGAGCGCGGGCAACGTCCGTGTCGCGTCCTTCTGCGGACGCACGCTGGATCATCTCGTCCAGCCGGACGAGCTTGCGGTTGTCGGCGGTGGAGAAGGCGGAGAAGCCCATCTCTTCCGCGAGCGCCTGGCTGGCACGCAGCGAAGGATCGGCCATGCCAAGACGGATCAGCTCGCGCATGCGGGCGATGTGCTTCTCGGCGAGTGTCGCGGTCTCCTGCTGGCTGGCGAGCGTGGATTTGCGGTAGTCCTGCTGCTTCTTGACCGCTCTTTCGAGAGCCTTCTCCTTGGCCTTCACGATGTAATCGACAAGGTTCTTCTCCACCCAGGAGGCGGCCGCGTCCACTTGGGGAGGACTGAAACCGTTGGCCTCAAGGAAGGTGCGGACAAGCTGCTGACGGATGAGCGGATTGCGGATGGTTCCGGCGGCTCCGCTTGGGTCAGTGGTGACTCCTGCCGTGTTCTCCTTGATGAACTCGATCAGAGCGGAGAGACGTGTCGGACTCTTGTTCACCAGCTCCTTGACCCGGCGCTCGGTGTTGGCGAGGTCAAACAAAGCCTGCGCCTCGACGGTCGTGGCTCCGAACGCGGCGGCCTGCTTCTCGAAGTCGGCAAAGTTGTCCATCGGGACAAGGACTTGCTGGCGGTAGAGGGCGCGGATGTTCATCTGGCGGACCTTCTGGTCTGCCGCGATGTTCTTGTAGGTGCCGTCAGGCTGCTTGACGATCTGGATGTTGCGATTGCGTGCCGCCACACGGGAGCGGATGAGAGTCTCCACAGACTTGCGCATGCGGTCCTCGGCCTGCTGGGTGCCACGGACACCGGCGGTGCTGAACAGCCCGGGGAACTTGCCCTCCATGTAGGCACGCCGGGTCATGAGTTCAGCGTCGTCCTTGGACAGCCCGTTCTTGACGAAGAACTCGGTCACGACCGCCGTCTGCCAGCCGATGTCGCTGATATCCTTGCCCTCGGCGTCTTTGAACGCCTTGATGATCGAGGCGTAGTTGCCTTTGCCGGGGGAGAGCACGCGCTCATAGACGCGGGCCATGCGTGCCGCACGCTCGCGGACGGCAGCTCCGTGCGCGGCAAGCGCCAGCATCGGAGCGGTCTTTTTGTCCACGCCAAGACTGGTCAGGACCGGAACAAGTTGAGCGATTGCCTCGTCCTCGGTGATCCTGGCATTTGCCGGAGTGCGGATGAATTTCTTCACCGTGCTGCGGACTTTGCCGGACTTGTCGCTCTCGAACGCCTCCTTGACCGCCGGGACGCTGTTGAGGCGGGCGGTAAGACGCTGTGCCTCTTTCTCAGGCATCGCCAAGTAGGTGGCCCAGGCCAGATCAACCAGCTTCTCGACCAGCTCGTCAGAGATTCCCTCGCCAGACAGCTCGGCGGTCAGGTTGGCCGTGAGTGTGTCGCGGTTGAGGTTCTGCTCGTTGTTTGCCGCCGCGACCACCATGTCACGGATTCTGTCGAAAAGGGACTGCGTCCACTTCGTCGCCTTGAACTCCTTGTCGAGGAAGCGTTTGATGACCACCGCGACACGACGCGCAGCGGCGTCGGCCTCGGATTCGTCTTCCGCAGCCTCGCCCTCATCCTCCGCCTCGTCGATCTCCGTGCCGACCTCATCGACAGGAGCGGGCGGCGGCGTCGGCTTTGGCTTCGGCCTGCCCTTCGGCGCGGCGGGAGTTTCGATGGTCGGGATTTCACCCTCAACATCAACACCGGGAGTATCCAAGGAACCTGTGAGTCCGTCTGCCAGATCGGCGATCTCGTCCATGACCTCGTCGCGGAGCTTGGTCAGCTCGCCCAGATCGGTCGGAAGATCGGCAAAGTCGTCATCTGAGGACAAGGCATCGTCCACCCAGCTCTGGCGGGAGGCCGCGTTGCGGGAGAGGATTTCCTGACGACGGCGTTCGATCTCGTTGAGGAGCTTGATCTTGCGCAGCAGAACGGCCATGCTCTCCTTGGCACGTCCGGTGAGGGCTTCCAGACCACGGCGGAAAATATCCATGCTGTCAGCAGGAGGCTTGGCGTTGTTGATCGTCTTGCCAGAAGCGGAATTGCCATCCAGGGCGTCATCCTTGAGTTCACCGGCGGCCTCAACCTCGCTGTCGAGGTCGCCCGGGTTCATGCCAAATTTCTTGCCGCCCGCGTCCGTCGCGTCATCAAGCAGCTTCTTCATCTCGTCGAAGACCCTGTTCACTTCGCTGGAATACTGGCCGCGCATCTGGAGCGCACGTCCGGCTTCCGCCAATGTCAGGAAGGAGCCGAGAATGGCCTGGTTGTAGTTGCCTTTCCATGAGTTGAATACGCTCATGTCGCCCTGCTTGGCCCCGAGAAGGATGCCGTAGCGGATCAGCTCGGCTTGCAAAGCGATGCCAGCCGCGCTGGCGTTTGGGCCTGCGAGCTTGAGGTAGGAAAGGATAAACGCTCCCGGTCCTGCGTTCGGGTCAGTCTTCGTCTTGACCGTGTCCTCCAAGATACGGGCGGTGGCTTCCTTGACCTTGGCCGTGGTTTCCGGGGTGATCTTCGGCATCCCGTTGTCGTCAAAGGTGAGTCCAAGGAACCTGGCTGCTGCGGCACGGGATTCCGCCACGCTGCGGGTGTAATACGCCTCGCCGCGCTTTCTGCCAAACACCTGTGCGAACTGCTGCTCGGCCTGGGTGACTGGAGTGGCTTCGAGAATCTGCGAACGAACGGTTTCCGCGTCCCTCTCAGGCTCCATGCCGGAGTCGATTGGCGACTGGCGGGCACCGCTGTTATACAGGCGATCCATCGCCTGCGGGTAGGCCACGTTGAACGCCGGGACTCCCGACGACATGCGGACCAGGTATTTCTTGTCCTGCTCGGACAAGTCCTGCGGACGCTCAAGCGGCTCAAGGAAAGCGACGCCGTTGAGGTCATCCTCCTGGACGCGAGCCATGAACACGTCAAACGGCAGACCGCTGGCGCGGTGAAGCTCCGGCAGCGAGATAAACGCGCTGGAGGATTTGACGGCCAGCGAGATGTATGCCTGCGTGAGGGGATCGGAGCGCATGTTGCGCAGCATGGCCGACGCACGTTCCAGCTCGTCCTTGAGGGACGCCTCCTCGGTGACCACCGGGCCTTCGGGAATCTCGCCGGAGACGAGCGCGAGCGACTGTGCGATGGCCTTGCCAAGCATGGTGCTGCGACCGAACTCGCCGGTGTAGAACAACCTGGCCAGAAGCTCGGATACCCTGCGCAGGGCGGACTTCACGAAACTAGAGACACGGCCTTCCGGTTTGAATGAGTCGGGCACGCGGTCAAGGAACGCGACGAACGCACGTTCATGCGGGCGGTTCGGGAACAGCGCGGCGATGAACTCTTCGAGGGTTTTCAGCTCATAATCGAACCGGCCGTAGTTGCCGGTCTGCTTTGCGTAGCTGCGGATTTTCTCCAGCAGCTCATTGAGGGAGGCCACCACGGCGCGTTCCTGCGCATTGGATGGATTGACGATCTTGCGAACCGTGGCGTGATGAATCATCTCATGCAGCACAAGGCCGTTGAGGCTGATCCTGCCGCGACCACGCGCCCGCAGATTGATGGAGATTGTGGCAGGGCTGCCGTCGATCCATTCACCGGCGTTCCGCAAGCGTCCGTCCGAACGGATCATGAAGTTCAGCCCCGACCAGTCCAGCTTGAGCATGGCCTCAATGAGAACCTTCTCCAGATTGGTGGTGAGCTTGTCGTCACGAATGGTCTCCAAAACCGCTTTCCAGTTCTGCTGGCCGTGCGATCCAAGCTCGGTCGGAAGGCCAAGCCTTTCGAGAGCCTCCTTGTTCTTTTTCTCAAGGTAGTCGAGGCGGCGTTCGGAAGTTTCGCGCTCGGCTGGGGATTGACGGGCGTCTGTTCGTACGCTGCCCTGTAACGTCTGGACAGTTGTGCGGTTGACCACCACATCCTTGAACGCAGATTTCGGCAAAAACTCCTCGAACAGAACTTCGTGAAGTTCTGCCTTGGCCAGGTTGTCAGACACTTTGTCCGCCGTCTCGCCGAGCACAAACTGGTCCCGGTTCGCATCGGAGATGACCATCTGCCGTGCCTGCTCAGGCGATCCAATGGCAACGAGGAAATACTTGGATGGCAGACCGTCATCGTCGAGATCAACCTTGTCTTCCAATGTCACAACGGTGATCTCTTGGGGAATCAGCGACCGGAGAGCCGCCTCGTCTCCCGCGTCGAGAGCAGTCTCGACATTTGCTTTCAGCGCAATCAGATCGACTGGCGACGGAGCCGCTCCCTGCGAGGCTCGCATCATACCATTACCGGGCTCCGGGGCGTGTTGCGAGGCTTCAAGAATGCGCTTGGACCAGTAGAGGTAATACTCGTCGGTTCCGCGCTTCGGGCCTAGACGGCCAAGCACGCGGTTGAGGAACATCTTCACCCAGTCCATGAACTTGCGAACGATCGGACGGTTGATCGCCTCGACTCCTTCGCGGTTCAGGATGGTAACGAGTTTGCGGACATACACTTCCTCACGTGCTTCGCGCTCAAGCGAGCGGTCTGCCCGCCATCCGGCGTATTGGTCGTATCCGCGTGTGACAAGGGCGTCGATCTCCTGCGGAGTCACCACCGCACGCATCTCGGGCTCAAGATAGAGGACCAGATCGGCAAACTTCGGAAGCGTGCGAATGGACTCGATCCCACGGTGCATGACCTCATGGACAGTGGCGTCGGCGATTGCCGCCGCAGGACTGCCGTGCTCGTCAAGCTGGGTAATCTGGTCAACCACCACGAACGCACGGCCTGTTCTGGAGTTGAAGAACCCCTCGTTGCCGTCGCGGATGGCCGCACGGTCGGCATTCGTCAGATCGGTGCGCTTGAGCAAATTCTCTGCGGTGTCCACCGTCACAACGTCGTTGATAAACGGCAGCGTCCTGGCCAGAACAGCCAAAGCCTCACGCGCAGCGGGCAGATCATTGCGGGTCAGAGGACGAATCTCCTTGGCAGGAACCGAGGCGCGGAGCATCGCCCGTTTCTCGCGGATCACCACGTTGATCGCTTCCGCTGTGGAGGTTTCCACAGGGTTCTCGACATCCAGGATTTCCCCGGTCGGCAGAACACGGAAGTCCGTCAGCGCGGATTGCACGCGCTGGGAAATATCCGTGCTGACGCCTTTGACGATGGCTCCCATGTTTGCCATGCGGGCACCAACGCGGACGGAAAGTTTGCGCTCGAACTCGATCTGCGATGTGAACAGCCAGTTGATGCGGGCTGGCGTCTTCATGCCATAGCGGGCGATGCGTTTCGAGGTCTGCTCGACCTCGGTGCCGCGCCATGGAAGGGTGACCACGATCTGAGTGCGTGGGTCATTGCCCTTTTGGTCATGCAAAGACAGGCCGGTGCCCCCACGGGCGATGGTGGCGACAAGAACTTTGACATCGCCGGACTCCCATCGACCAAGCGAATCCTGGCCGGTGACCCCCGACTCGTCGCTGGTGTAGAAGGCCACGTTGTCCCCAAATGCCTTCTTGAACCTCTCCTGCGCGGAGGGGAAGCGGATGGTGGTGACCCCTTCGTTGACGAGGGCACGGAAGAACTTGATCGCCCCGTCAAACAGGACGCCAGCCGCCTTGCGGGCGTCGGAGCTTTGATCGACGCCCGTCTCTTCAAACGCCTCGGCCTTGGCGATCTCCTCAAGCAGATCGTAGTCGCGTTCAGACTTGGTCTCCACAAAGATGGCGACCTTGCGGGAGTTGTTGAGTTCCTTCTCGGCCATCTCAATGGCGGCCTTGATCTTGGCCGCCTCAAGCACGCGCTTCTGCATGTTGAAGACATACCTGATGGCATTGGAGTCCAGGTTCTTGGCCTCCTTGACCACCTTGGCCATCTTGTTGTAGAGGTCCACCCATTCGGCCTCTCCCTCGACCAGCGAGTAGTCGAAGGAAGCCATGCCTTCCCCCAGTCGTGCGGCACGCTGCGAGAACAGTCCGCGCTTTCGCAGGTATTCACGAGCGGCGGATTGCGCGGCAAGCGCGGCAGGCCCCGTGATCTCCCAGTTGACCCCGGAGGGCTTGCCTTGCGTGTTGAGCACGACACGTCCGCCAAACACGGCGGCGAAGCCGTAGAAGCCCTGCTTGCCTTCGTAAAGATTCGGAACGTCAAACTCCTTGAAGATGCCGGTGGGAGCGAGGAACTCCATCTGTGACAAGTCCTCGTAAGGTGTCGCCGAGGCCATGAGGACAAAGCCTGACTTCTTCATCCACTTCTCCGCATGCGCGGAGCGTGGCGACTGTCCTTCGCGGGAGTAGCGGACATTGTGCGCCTCATCCAAAACAAGCATGTCCGAATCCCTTGGGGGATTGGTGGAGTCGCTCTTGTCGAGGCTGGCGTAGGTAATGAAATCAATTTCGTCACCAATGCCGAAATCAGCAATGTCTTCCTTGACCTGATCTATGTGAGTCTGGCTCTGGGTGACGAAAATGATTTTCGGATTCTTCTTCCCGGATGCCTTGAGCTTGGAGATGATCGACTGGATGGCGGCGGCCATCACGAAAGTCTTTCCGGTGCCAGGATCGGAGGCGAGCATGAACATGCCATCACCACGGGCATGGGCATTGCGGATGAGCGCCGCGTCGGTGAGCTGTTCGGCAACAACCTCGGCAAGCATTCCGGCCTTCTGCCCTCCCTTGATGAGGATGTTACGCGCAGATTTGTCGATGGAATTGTTGATCTCGTTGGCGGTGAGCCTCGAAGAATCCGGCATCGAGGCTACTCCATCTCTTCGCTCTGCGATGGCGTCTCGTCGTTCTCTGGGGACGAAAGTTCTTCGTCCTCCGACTCGTCCTCCGGCGGAGTCAGCCTCAAAGACATCATTCCCAAACTGAACAAAGCTCCCATGGTCGCGTATGGTGAAACTGTTGGTGTTCGGGTTGAAGACGAATCCGTTTTTGGTGAGTAGCGTTCCATAAGTGCGTGTGGTCTCCGAGCGTGGGATGGTAATGGCCCCGTTGGGCTGTAAAGTGGCTTCGATGCCGACACCGGCAAGGTTGCTGATCGTCTCGTCGAGCTGATCAGCATACTGCTCGTTCATTCCGGCGTAGTCTTCGTCGGACAAACTCTGCGCCTGCTGGAAGTCCCTATATTGGGGAAGGCGGCGAACCAAGTTGCGCACCTCGTCGAGCTTGGTGCGATTGGTGATGCCTTTGGTGGCTTCTTCGTTGAAGAGAGTGTTGAACAGGTAGATCGGGTCTTCCTCAAGAAGCTGGTTGATCGACCGGCGTTTCTTCTGACCAAAACCGAGTGGTGCATCCATCTCGGAGGCAGTCGGAGCTTCGCCCACAATGGGCTCAGGGGAGGTAACGGAAGCGGCAGCCGGATCGAAACGAGACAGAATTGTGTCGATCTGGGCCTGGTCTGGGAGGGCCTCGATCTGTGGGTAGAAGATTCGCAGTGACCTCCAGGCGGAGGCAAGCATGTCACGCACCTGCTGCCATAGATCAGGCACCAGTTCCTTCATGGTGGAGACAAAATCCTCGAAGCGCACGACGCCTTCCTGAACAGCGGCTTTGCCGATGCGAATGAGAATTTGCGCGGCAACATCGGGCCTTCCACCAACAGTGGCGCTCTTTCCAAGTTCTTTGCGAAGCGCGGCGAGGTCTTTCACTGCGGAGGCGCGGATCGCGTCAATGGCGCTCTTGGTCTTTTCTTTGCGGGCCTGGCGTTCGGAAGTTTTAGGGCGTGGCTTGGCCGCAGGTTTGGCTGGGGCAGTTTCAGCCGCAGCAGGAGCAGGAGCAGTTTCAGTAGCAGCAGTGGCAGGCTCGGCGACGGGAGCTGTCTCCATTTCCATGACTCGGGTGCGAATCTGGTCGCGCTCCGTGTCGTTTTTGGCGGCGGGAAACTTCTCCCATTCCTTGATCGCTTCGGGTGAAGTCAGTTGATCCCGAACCCGCTGCCACTCGGCGTCAGGAGTCTCCAGATTCATCTTCTGCTGCGCACGCTCGGCTTCCCCGGCGGCTTTGGCGGAAGCAAGCTCGGCAAGCGGATTCTCCGCCTGCGGCTTTTTCGTCTCTCCACGAACAGTCGGGCGTCGGGATTCCGGCACGTCGAGAAGCATCTCCTCATCTGCTGGTGGAGCGAACCCGGTATCATCCGGGGCACGGTTGGACTCATCCACCGGAAGCGTCGAGTAGATCGTGCCAGTCGGGTCGATCTTCTGCTGGCCGAACTCACCTCCGGTGAGCACGACAGCGGTGACATTGCCGTCCTCGTCAGACTCTTGAGTGACGCGCATCTTCTGTCCGGCCACGTCCACCACGTCGCCAACTTCGAGGCTGCTGACCTGAATGGCCTCCGGCAACGCCTCATTGAACGCGGCGTTCTCGAAATCCACGCGCTGAGCCTCGTCCCTGCGTAGGTTCTGCTCCTGCTTGGTCTGCTGCTTGTTCTGGGTGGTAGAGGATGCGGAAATCTCACCGATCATGCGCCACATGTCGGAAACGTAAACTCCAAGAGCCTCCGCCGCCTTGTCGGGGGAGAGTCCCGGTCCTGCGGAGGCATAGATTTTCTGGTGAGCCGGAGGAAGCGTCGGAGCATCGTCCCACAGGGACTTGTTCTTCTCCCAAAAGTCTCCGCCCATTTTCTGAGCTTTGCTTTTGCTCATCAAACGACCCAGACTGACCAGTTTCCGAATGGTCGGGTGATCGAGGAAGCTGAGAGATGCAGCCTTCCTCTTGGGGGCTGGGGCGGTGCCAACGTCTCCCGACGTGGGCTGTCCTCCAGGTAGCGATGCTGTCGGCACTTCCCCCGCAGGGGTGATTACTTGCGTTTGGACTTGCCCGCTTTCGAGAGGGCGATTGCGACCGCCTGCTTCTGCGGTCGGCCTTCCTTCATCAACTGGCGGACGTTCTTCGACACGGTTTTCTGAGACGATCCTTTGGCTAGGGGCATTGGTAGGGGTGGGTGTGGGTTGCGTTGCTGCCGCAGCCGGAGTGACGGCGGTAGTCTGCCCGGTCATACGTTGGATATACTCGTTCGCAGACGGGGTGACTGGTTGCTCGCCAGCGTTGATACGGGCGGCTTTCGCGGCGAGATCGGTGATCGCCGGATTTGGAGCTTTGCCTCCACGAGGCGACGGCTGCATGATCGAAGCCAATCGCTGCTCTGTCGGCGATGCCGCTCCCTGAGGAGCAGGCTGGCCCGGAGTAAGCTGCTGGCGCATGGCCTCGGTAACCGTTGCCTCGACGGCCGCCTCCTTGGCTTTCTCCACGTTGGCGGCACCTTTGCCTGCCAGATCATTGGCGGATTGCCTGAGAGCGTTGGCCGTGGCCGGGGCCACACTTTCCACGTTATCCGCAGCGTTGAACACGGCGGCAACAGCGGCGTCGGCGTCCATTGCCACTTGCTCGACCCGGGCAGATTCCTGAGCGGCTGTGTCCGCCACGGGATCAACGGGGGTTGTGGCAGGTTTGCCAATCCTCATGTTGAACATCTCAGCGGCGGCATTGGCGTCGCCTTTCTCCATGAGCTTGGCCGCATCACGGATGGACTGGAGCCGCTGGTATGCCTCAGAAGCCTTGCCGTAGTTCCGATTATCGGAGGCTTCCGCAAGCTGCTTCCGGGCTTCGATTTCCGACCCCACCAAGCTCAACGCAAATTGCTCGGGAGAGACCGTCGTCGGCTCCGCCTTCTTGGGGCCAAGAGCCGATGCGCCAGCCTTGATGACGCCCCCGGCTCCGAGCATGAATCCAGTTCCGTAGAGCGCGGCAGGGGCGACCTCCTTGGCCCCACGGATAACCCCCTCCACTCCGGCATAAGGGTTGGCGACCTTGGACGGGTCTTCGCCTCGCAGGACTGCTTCCATCTTGGCTTGGTCCCATCCCTGGCCACCGACCTGCGTGGCAGTTTCTCCGGCTACTTCCAGAGCGGCGTCGGCAGCAAGCAAGCTGCCCTTGCCCAGAGCGGACTTTGCGATCTTAGAGAGCGCATTTTTCCCGAGCCCAAACACTGCCTGACCGACGCCAAAAGTCAGCGCGTTGGAGATACCTTCCGGTCCGGCCTCCCACATGCCAGTATTCTGGGCGATAGGAAGCAGTTGCTTGTAAAGATCGTCCTTTTCCTCCCTGGAGAGGGAGCGTCCGGCGTTCTTCTCCGCCAAGGAGAAGGCATCACGAAGGAACTGGTTCCCCGCCATGGTGTAGGCGGCCCCGCCGGAGGCCAGCGCCCCGCCGAGGAATCCGCCGATCTGCTGACCAAGGAAAGAGCCAAGACCGACAGCGGCCGGAGTAGCCACAGCTCCCGCGCCAGTGGAGACGGCTCCGGCTCCGCCAAGCCATCCACCGATAGCTCCGCCAGCCATTCGGCCTGGAACACTGCCCGCCGCAGCAGATGCCATGGCGGCAGTAGAGAAGCCGGAGCTGGGGGCGAACTCACGAGCGGCAGAGCCAAACGAAGTGGCCTCTCCCTTGGCTTCGAGATCGGCCTGCTTCGTCCGAATCTCCTCATCGAAGGCGTCTTTCTCGGCCATCGCCTGCTTGTATTCAGGCGTCCATTCGTCTGGATGTGTGAGTCCTTGCCGGAGCTGGTAGTATGCTGCTTTGGTGCTGACCGGAATACCGCGCAGCACATCCCAAGTTGAAGATAGTGCATCGCTGGCGCTGATGAACGGGCGATCTTTGGGTGCTTCTGGTGTCGGGACAGAATACTGACTGCTCTTGCTGGTGACAAACTCGTCGAGCGTCGTGACTTCCTCGGGAGACAGGTTTTGTCCGGCCTCGAAGTCCGCCCTCCATTTCAGCAGAGACGTGGTTTTCTGTTCGGGAGTGAGCGTCGAAAAGTCAGGGAGACTTTCGACCTCATCCCATCGCGGAAGGGAAGTCGGCATCCCGGAAGATTTCCCCACCTCGGAAATAAATCAAGCCAAGTCCTTACGGTTGTTTGGCCCGCTTGACCTCTTCGATGTATCGCTTCATGGCGTCGATCTGCATGTTCTTGCTGCCCCTGACCATCTCCGCCTCCCCAAGGATGTTCTTAATGGTGGTATCGGGGACCATGTCCGGCGCGTCGAGGAGAGAGGTGATGTCTTCCGCCACGGCGTTGCGCTCGTCCGCCTTGTCAGCGGAAATCGAGTTCCATTTCTGGGCGAGATCAACCAGACGGTTGCGCGTTTGCAGATTCGGGACCTTGCGGAGCGGGCCTTGGAACGCCTCGTTGAACTCTTTGTACCTCTCCTCAATCTTGGCCGGGATGGGCACTTGGTTCTCGTCCACAAGCCCGTCGCGCAGATGCTCCGGCAACTGCGAAAGCTGTGTGCGGGCTTTGACCAACGACTCGAACCGGCGGTCAAGAACCGGAGCCAGTTCACGAGCGGCGTCAGGAAACTCCTGCACAAACTTCTCCATCTGGTTCTCGTCCGCCGAGCGCAGGAACTTGAAGGACTCGTCCAGCATGCCTTTCTGCATCGCCTTCTGCTGCTGTTCCTGCATCCTGGATGTCGCCGTGCGCTGGCGGTCGGCCAGGGAGAGCACATGCTGCACCGGAGAGGACGAGAACGTGTCCGCGCCAAATTGCATGGCCACAGCCCGGACTTTGTTGTCGTAGTCCGGGTCGAGAGGGCTGATCTGGTTGATGGCCGAGGCGGCCTGTCCTTGCAGCTCCGCCCGTTGCCGCTCCTGCTGCATCTTGCTGATCTGCTGGATGAACTTCGCCGAGGAACCGAACATGCCTGTGGTAGGGAACTCCGCCGGGGCGGTCAGGGATGGCGGCGGAGGCGCGTTGAGAGCTTCCGCAATCGAGGCGCGTTCTTCGGGAGTGATGTCGGAGAAGGGCATGGTGAATTTTTAGCGGCGGGCGTTCAACTTGGTCCACTCGTCAATCGCCTCGGCAGGAGTTTGCTGCGCAGTACCCATGGCCTTCCATTGCTTCACATTTTCAGCAAGAAGGCGGTTAAGCTCGTTGACACGCGCAGCAGTTTTGGCGGCTTCCTCTGGGGTCAACGGAGTTCGTGACTGGAAGTCATTTTGACCTTGAGGCTCGTCCGACCATGTGTAGCTCATCAGATTGCCCTTACCAAGATCACGAGCTTGTTGAAGACGTTGAAGTTCTCGAACTAGATTGCCTCGCTGTTCTCCCAGTAGTTTCAGCTCCTTGGACGGCAACCCCTGCACGCCGTATTCGGCTTCCATCTGTGAAAGCCGTTCTTTCTCTTGGGGAGATAGCGGGACTTTGGTTGGGGTCGGGGCTGGAGTTTGGGTTGCCGCTGGGGACGGGGATTCCGCCGTATCAAAAGGGTTACTGTACGGAATGTCCGCCAAAGAGACCTGCGGAACATCGGGTCCATAAAACTGATCCATTTGTTCGCGGAAGGTGGTCGGAGCCGGAGCTGGAGCTGGAGCTGGAGCCTCTGGCGTCCGCTTCGGGCCGTCCTGATAGATCGACTGCTGGAGCAAATCAGACAGGCGTTGACGGTCGGCAACAGTTCCTTCGCCGCGATTGATCGCCGCCCGTGCCTCGGTTCCCGTTTCTCCGGCATACGGAGTAGGAGCAGCCAACGGCTTATTGGTGCCGATCACCCGGCCCTGTTTGTCCACGATGGTCTGGTAGCCGTTGTCGGAAGTCACCATCTGCGAACCGCCAGGGAGCTGACGTTGGGAGCCGATGAGTTTGGCATTTTGCTCCACCCATTGCTTCTCCGCATCGTTCATGAATCCGTCTGCGGCGGAGCGTTCTCCGGTCATCCATTGCTGCTTGCGGGCGTCGAGAACTGCCTGCTGTCCTTCCCGAGCCGCGAGGCGGCGGCGGGCTTCGGCAAGAATCTCGGCTTGGTAGGCTTGATTGGCTCCGGGTGAATTGATCGGAGTGTTGCCACCCGTCATGATGGCAAAGTTCAAGGACTGCTCTGGGGTGAATACTTGGGGAGTGGCCATAAATTAGAAGGTGAGAGGTCCAGCCCCGAGATTGAGAGGTCCAGCTCCAACATTGAGGGGGTTCAACGGGTTTTTCTTGGCAGTCCCCGTGGCTTGCGACTGCGACATGTTGAAGGTGGCAGGGATATTCATGGGGGATGCCGCGAGGTTGATCGGTGGCGTTGTTCCTGGAACTCCAAGCCCCATGGGATTCAGGACATTCGGCTTGGGAGAGTCGCTCTGCCCTTGGACTGTGCCCGGAACTCCTTGCGTCATGGCGTTGAACGCCTGCTTGCCCTGCTCCGTCGGAGACAGAACTGTCGGAGCGGGCGCGGTGGGAGGAGGTGCGGAAGGGGACGCAGGCGCGGTCGCCAAATTCTGAGATTCCTGCTCCTTCTGCTGGTCTTTACCCATGAACTTGTTGTAGATTTCGTCCATCTGGGACATGCCTTTTTTCTCCGCCTCCAAACGAGCGCGATAGACATCGCCAGACAACTGCGCATTGGCGAGACTCGCCTGCTGACCGGCCATAGCTGCCCCAAATTTGGCTGCTTCGACTTGCCCCGGACGTGCGGTGCCTCGGGAGATCATGCCCACAAGTCGTCCTGGATCGGTGGTGCTGCGGCCCACAGGAGTCGCGGCACGGTTGGCCAAACTGTTGGCCCCGAACGGCTGCTGTTGGAGCTGCTGAAACTGAGAGGGCTGGGATTTGTCCCACGGGTTTGAGGCGTATGACCGATTGAATTGCGAAGGAGTAGCCATGGAAAAAGTCAACGGGTGGTAGGTATCGCACGGAGGCCAGCCGCAGCAAACGAGCCATTGAACACATGTCGCGCCATTCCACGGGTCTCTTTCAACTGCTGATTGAGGAGGGAGTAGCACCGTCCCCAATAAGCGTCGGCAGAGGCCGGATCGTTGGCGTCCTCATAAACTAGAGCCAAAATTCCCATCTTCAAGGCTCCAATATTGGCTGGAACCACCGGCTCGTCCTCCAGGACAAGCGGAAGATACTTGAGCTTGCACAGCCCGGTCACGACTTTGGTCGTGTTGGCGAGGCGGTAGCGGCGGTATTGCGGACGTGTTTCGCCGGGGGCGTATTCCGCCAGCAGGGTCTCATCATCGCCGTTGACCACATAAAGCTGCACGACGCCTTTCGTCACAGGTTTGACGACGGACGTGACCCGGAAAAAGCTCTGCGCGGTGTCCACCGGAGTCTCGGCCAGCTCAACTTCCTCGCCGAGGGAGCCTTCGTTGTAAACGTCGCTGCCATACTCGTCAGAGTGGCCGAACACACGGAGCGTGATCTCCGCGTCCTCCGGGTCAAGAATCTTCCAACGGAGCACCCCGGCGGTGGTCGGGTCGATGGTAGTGGCAAAATTGTCGCCGAGGTCGATGGCGCTGCCGATGTCCGGGAGCGGAGAGGGAATGGAGCCCGGGCCGGAGACGAGATACTCATACCAACGGGACTGGATGCCCTGGACGCCGTGGTTGACATGCAGACCAAGCAGAGACTCGGCATCACGCGGCAGCGAAATGTAGTCCCGGTCGCCCATGTTGAAGTTGACCTTGAAAGTCATGCCTTTCCACTTGCCGGAATTGATCACGCGCTCGCGCACCTGATTGAGGTAGGACAGGAATTTCTCGGAATTGACATCCTCCGGGGTAACGTAGGAATACAAATTGGTCCGGGCGTCGGCGACGATCAGGTTCGAGGTCATGGAAAACCATAAGCCTCATCCTCCTAAGCTCAAGGGGGAGGATAGGAGCCAGCCAGATAGCCGGAAGTGCCTGACATATCCCCGGCGCTCGTGTTGCCAAAATTGAAGACTTTGGAGTAGATTGCCCACTGGGAAAAACAGGCGACCTCTTTGCCGTTTCCGCCGTTGGTTACCATTTCCCGTGCCCCCTCATTTTTCACAAGGTCTTCGGCAAGGATGGCGGCATTTTCTGACTCGGTTGGGTTTCCCCAAAGACGCAGCTCGGAGGCTTGGCCCCCATCGGTGCCTTGGAACCGCTCGATCAAGAAATAGAGGGTGTAAGTTCCTGGGTCGTACAAGAACCCTCCTCCCGCCGGAGAAGGATAAACGGATTCTGGGATTTCCTCGGGGGAGAAAAGTTCAAAGGACGCGGGACCAGGAGTAATCGACTGCCGTTCAACGTAGGAACCGCCGGTGTAGGAATTGACACTGAAAGTCTGCCTTAGGTAGAGGAGCCGTTCTTGATTTTTTGGGATAAACAAGAAGGGGCGCGGAGAAGAGTAGCAGCCTTCTCCGTCGATCGTAGAGGACGGATCAAGAGGCAGCACGAACAGATTTGAGCCGCCTTCCCCTCCTTGTGAATAGTAGGGGAGCGGGGGAAACCACGGCGCGACCTGTTCGTCAGCCGAGGGCGTTATGGGTTCTGCAAAGGAGCCAACTACCGTGAACGGAAATCCTGGAACCACTTTTGTTGTCGGACTTCCCGGTTTGAACTCGATCTGCTTGATGGCCTCAGAGACCAGCCCGCCAACTTTACTGATGATTACGTCTGCGCCTTCGGAGGTCATGGATTGATGGCGGTTGCGATTCGGGTAAAGGGAGCGGCAGTCACCGACGACAGGCCCGCTCCGGTTAGAGAGTCAGTGAAGGAAGTTACTTTAATCGGGAAATAAACATACCCCGGGATAGCTTTCCCCTCTTCGGTGTAAACACCAATCAAAGTGTAGGATTTGCTCACGGAATTAGTGATCGAAACTTCCGAGATGTCCGTCGCGTCAACCGGCCAGACAACCTCCCCGGGAGATCGGGGGTAAGGGTCATCCAAACCCTGCTGGAAGATTTGATTGGAGACTAAATCCGCCCGGATTTCCCATGTTCCTCCTCCAAGATCATGCTTGTAAAGCGACCAAACTTTCTCCAGAAAGACCGCTCCGCCGTTCGTTTGCCGGATCAACGATGGTCTGTTCTCGGAAAAAAGGGATCGACCCTGCAACTCCGGCTCAAGAAACACTCCGTCGTTTTGGCGGGAGCCGTCATAGCTGTCGGTGACGAACGGAACGATAAACACCCGGTCATTCATCACCTGCAACTGACCGGCATATTTCCACTCGTAGGTGGTGCCGGTGCCAAGCAAGCCTTGTTGCGGCTGAACCGTGATGTATTCGCCGACACGTTTTACCTGCGGTCCCGAAGGAGCGTCCATGATCTGCGCAACGCGCTGGTCAATCAGCTCGGATGCTTTCGCCAAAAGTCTTTCCTCCATGCTCATGCTAGAAACTCTCCATTGTTTACCCGGACGCTGCCGTCAGACACAAACGAGAACGTATCGAACACCATGTTGATCTGCGTCTCAAGCAGATGCCACAGGGCGGCCTCCTGCGCCTCCTCGCCCAACGAACCGTCGAGCGCGGCGACATCAGGGTCAGGTGAGGATGATGGTGACGTTGACTGATCCACGGTCTCCGGCGTCGTTGTATGCGGTGAATTGAAGGACCCAAGTCCCGATGTTCTGCGAGTGGTTGCCTGCGGACCCGGAGATTACCCCGGTGTCCGTGTCGAACACAAGTCCGGTCTCCGCAAGGAAGAAGTTAGGATTAATTGGGTGGGCAGGTCTCGATACTGTGCCGTCGTATGTCCAATACGTTGGGGAGTTGGACGCGGCGATTGTGATGTCGGCAATCGGGGCCGCGTTGTGTGCCCTCGAAAAACTCTGCGCGGCCGTGATGGTCGGCTTGGCCGTGTAGTTGATCGTGATCGGAACCGCGCCACGGTTGCCAGCGGCGTTGCCTGCCGTGATGTTGAGCACCCAGACGCGGCTGAGAAGATCGGTGCCGGAAGCGCCCCCCGAAATAAGGCCGGTGGAGGCGTTGAACGACAGCCCAGTCTGGATCGTGAAGAACGGGCTTCCGGCGTCCGGGGTGCTGGACACCGTGCTCTGGCTCCAAGTCGTTGGCGAATTGGTGGCAACTGGCTGGAAGGAAATCCCAAGCTCTCCTTCCTCGAAGGAGAACACCTGCGACGGAGACACAGTGGGCTTGGCGGCGTAGTTGAGGGTCAAGGTTTGCTCGACCGAGCCCGCGTCGTTGGCCACGGTCACCGTTGCGAGAATCGTCTCGCTCAGGTCTGGTGTCGGCGTGCCGGAAACAACCCCTGTGGTGGCGTTGATGCTGACCCCGGCCGGGAGCCCGTCAGCAGAGAATGTCAGCGATCCACCGGTGGCGTTGTAGTCGATGGCGCTCATCGCCGCGTCCTCAAGGATGGTGGCGGAGAAAGGCCCGTTCGAGAATACCGGAACCGCCAGGATGGTGGACATCTCCAAGACATTGGAAGTCAGAGCCCCGACCACCACTTTGATGTCATAGGCCGTCCCTGCTGTGAGGCCGGTGAACGTGTAGTCGTTGCCGGTCAGTCCCGTTGCTGTGGGGCTGCCCCACGATCCACCGTGCGCCCGGATGTAAACACTGGCGGTGCCGGAGGCCCCCGTGACCCAGGTAACGTGTGCGGTAGTGGCGGTGACCTCCAAAACCGAGGCCAAAAGGATCAGGGAGAGATCGGTGTAGTAGGGGTTGTAGATACGGATGCGGCGAGAGAAGTACCCGCCAAAACTAGGCCGGATGTCGAGCTTGCTGTCGATGTATTGAGGCCAGTCCGCCGGATAGGTCGGCGAGATGTATTGCCGGTAATCGTACCATTTATAGACCGGATGGTTCGTGCCTGAGTTCTCGAAAATCTCGAACCCTTGATGGAGAGTGGGGGGAATAGACACTTGAAGCAACGCCCCGTCCCAAGTGATCGGGGCGGGGATCATCACCTGTCCAACGGTAGTCACGTTCGGAACGGTCTTCGTCCATTGCTCATAGACGATGCCCACACAGGGACCATCATACGCCTGTCGCAGGTAGTTTGGCATGGTGATGGCCTTGCCGTAGCCTCCCTCCTGTAAAGGCGGACGAAACTGGCTGAACGGATTGGAGGCATTCAACACCGCAGGCCATGAATAGTTGACGATGATCGGGTATGGATCGCGGGTAGCCACTCCGCCCGATGCCGCACCGGCCAGTCCTTGCGCCTGCTTGACGGTTTTGATAGACCAAAGCGAGTTGACCGGCTGCACTTCCGCATACTCGCCCGAGTTGTCGATCTGTTGGCCTGGGGTTCCTGCGGGAACTTTTTCTTTGGAGTAGGTGTAGAGATTTCCGGTGTCCGGGTCGAACTCCTGCCCGGACAGGATCGCAGTCACGTCCTCCCACACCACCTGGACAACCACATAAAGGTTGTCGAGCTTGGCGATGTCCGACCTCGATTGCGTGGTGGCAACGATCTGGTAGTCGTCCGTGTCGATAAATTCCGGTGCCGTGTAAACGACGCCGCCCGCCGCGTACTCGTCACGGGGGATCAAGAAGGTCTGCTTGACTGTCGGGCGCTCCGCCGAGTCGTCGATTTCCCAGTTGTAGAGGTGCTGGTTTTCGCGGTCGGCCACATAGACCCACCGCTGAACTCCCTTGTCCCCGGGCTCGGCCCAGCAAAACTTGTGGTTCGGCCATTTGGCGGAGTTCGGATGGGGCGTCCCAAACTCCGGGTGAGTCGCATTGACCGCGACTTTGGTGTCCACGGTTTCAGAAACCAGCAAATCCCCGATCAGCGGGGTCACCGGCAGTTTTTGAACCGGTGTTGGGATCGGTGCGATGGGAAGTGGTGACGGCATGCTGGCTAGTCTAGCCGGATACCCATCCGCAAGCAAGTCTCCTTGAGCTTGGTCCGGAGGTCGTCCACGGTTCCGTCATTGAGGATCGAGGCATCCAAAACCAGCGGACTCACCCCTGCTTCGGATGCGTGCTCCATCTGCTCAAGGTTGGGACGCCCGATCTCGATAACGACACCTCCGAGCCGGTGGATAAGCTCCGCCTCATTATCAAAGCGGACATCATCACACACCACGTTGCCGCCTGCCCTGGTGATCGAGACCATCTGGCGGCGGGCCGCCCGGAGCCAGATGTCCGTGCCGACCATATTGCGGCCCCAGTCAGTCCCAAGGCTCTGGTAGCATTCCCGAACCGACTTGCCGCAAAGCTCGGGCGGTCGGGCATTCTTGTCAGTCTCATCGGTGAGAACCGCCAGCATCCGCTTCAACGGGGCTGCGAAGCTGCTTTTTGTCCATCCAGAGTTGGTGAGAATCTCTGCGGCGGTAGTTTTACCCGCTTGGGCCAGTCCGGTGAATGCGATAATCATGAGGGGCAGGTGGTTTGACGTTTCTCAGGCAGGGCGAGGCGTTTCGGTCGGCGCTTTCGGTAGCGAAAAGTGGCAGGGAGTTTGATGCAGCGCAACAAAGATGCGCTGAGAAAAGTCACAGGTTTCTCAAACGACACGCTTTGCTCAAGGCAGTAGCGAGTTGCGGCATCAACCATGATGGAGGGGCGGAGAGTCATACTACCAAAGGTTAAGAGTTAGTCCGAGTGCTTCGGCGCGTTGGGTTGCGGTTGCTTGCAGTGCATCACTAACTGTAAAACCTCTATAACCATGCACAGGGTCAATGATTAAAGCCAAATGATCGCAAAACTTGTCTCTAAGATTCCATTCTTTAGACCATGTTTGTTGCTCCAACTCATGCACCGCGTTGAGATCGTTGAAGTAGTCGGGTGGTGGAGCATAATAACCGTGCGGAGATAACCAGCCTAAACCACGTTTGTCAGGTTTCCACCTAGCAGCCTCCGCTAGCTTGATTCGTTTTTCTTCTTGTGTCATAGTGGTTGGTCGTCTATCCATACTACCACATAAACAGCTAATTAATGCTGTCAACCGTCTTCCTGGCGGCTCTTGAAGTAGGCGGCAACCTCCTGGACGATCTCCGCCGGAGCTTGTGCTGACCACGCCAGCAACTTGTTGGGGGCGATCTCGATGTCTTTGGTGACATCCACCCTGGCCACTCGCAGACAACGACCGGCATAATCCCTGTCCTCCATGCTCCCGTGCCATTCGTGGATGATCTTGCCGGGGATGTATCCGGTGGAGATTCCTTTGAAGTTCGATGCCCATTGATCGAACAGCGACCTGTCGGCCCCGAGATGGTTTTCCACCGACCTCCACATCGGCAGGTTGAGCATGGCCAGCGCCATAACGGTGTCCCCTCCCCCGGAGAGCGTGCGAGGAAACAGCCCACCGGCCTTGTCCCAGAGCGGCTTGCGCATAGCCCAGGCAAACCCTGGATGCGACTGCCATCGGTGGTCGAGACCTGCCATTGCCGAGCCTTGACGGTTGATCTCAACATCCCCGTCCGGGCCTACCCAACAGGCTGTGGTAAAAAGCTGCACGACATCATGCGTCTGGAGCCCCTGCTCCGTGGCCTTCACCCAATCAGGATTGGCGAACCAAATATCCGTGTCCAGCCATGCGATGTTATCGTACTCCGGCGGCACCATGGATGCCGCGAGGTTTATCGCCGCCTCCTTCTGCCACAACTTCTGTGTTTTTGGGTCGATCACGACGCGAGACCACTTCGGGTAGTCTTTGGTGGCGGGAGTTTGTCCGGGGAGCAGAAGTTCCACACCAAATACGGGGACTCCATCTCTGCGCATCTGCCGTAGGAACCGGAGAAGATTGGCCCGTGGGCGGGTGAACCCGGAAAAATTGAAATAGCAAGAGACCGCTGCAATCATGCCTTTTGTTACCGGGAACTCTGGCACATGGCAAGCAGGTCTTGCTTGACGAGTTCCAAGACTCCAAGGACTTCTGCAATGGTCACATCCGACTCCTGTCCGTAGCGTCGAAGGACGGCATGGATTTCAACCCGCAGCGCCTCGCTGCCGGAATGTGAGAAATTTTCCTGATCCAGATTATTGGGCACGGGAGCGCAGGTATTCGATGAGTTTGCCGTCTTTGCACCGGTGGGCGAGCACCGCGTTGTGGGTGAGCACCCAGGCCGCCATGCGAGGCGTCCAGTCCGGTATTTTGGGCACCAACCCTCCCGGTCGGCTATTGGCCCTGCTGAACCAGATGTGCGGCATCATGTGGGTGGCATTATGCACGAACCACATAATGTCTGGCGCGATGAAACAGTCGTAGGCAATCGCTTTCGTGACATCGGACGCGAAGAAATCAGGGCTCCATGAAAGCACATCGGGCGGATATACCGCCGCTCCGTTCATGATGTCGTAATACTCCACCCAGGCTCCCATGAAGGGTTGCGCAGCCTTGGTGTATTCCTCCTCCAGACGGGGAAGCCAGTCAGGAACCACGGGCACCACATCCGTTTCGAGAAGCAGCCAAGGACGAGGTTCTGCCATCCGGGCCATGTGGCGGGCGATGAACGCGAACACCCAGTTGTTGCTTCCGGGCCATTTGGCGGAGGTTTTCGGGATGAACTGATCGGTGGTGTTGGGGAACACTTTCCGGGCCAGCGCGAGCAAGTTCGCGTGGTTCAAAGGCAACGCCCCCTCATCAGTGAACAGGATCAGCTCATTGTCGAATGTGCGCCCCATCTCGCCCATCCAACGAAGCAGGTCTTCGCAGCGGTCGCGGTCGCGATCACAGTAAGCCAGGGCCAGCCGGAAAGGCGGGGGTGTCCAGACATACCCGTGCGGCGATGCTTTACGGCATGGCGGGTTGCGCTTGATGAGGTCCTGGCTTGGTGGTGGTGGTTTAGTAGGCATTGCCGGAAACGAGTTGATCCCACTCCTTGCGAACCTTGACCAGACCGCCCCAAGACCACCCTTGGCGGGCTACTTGAGCAGGCAGCGGGTCAGTGGCGGTATTGACCCAATGGAACGACTCGGGAAGGAAAGCGTGGCAAAACGCGCCCAAAGCATTGAACTCGCTGAACCGGCGGCCGGATAGTCCGGCGAACCATTTGGCCAGGTTCCCGCCGTGGTTGGAACTCAGATAGGCCCGGAACAGGGCATAGACGCTTCGTGGATAGACAAGCGGCTGGCGGCGCATGAACTCGAAGGGTGGGTCAAACCCGACCACTTCTCTCGTTATGTCACGCCACACCGCATCCGGCCCCAAATCCTCCCAAGGAGTCTTGATCATGGTAGGAAGACCGTTGAAAAACAGGTCGGCGGCGGGACGCAGCATCACGCAATCGGAATCCAGATGCACCACATACTCCGTATGCACCCACTGGTCGGCATGGAGCTTGGTGTATTGCTGGTCCATGTAGCCATCCTCATGCAAAGGGTTCAGCGTGTCGTAGGCCGCGCCAAACTCCTGTGCCAGGGGGTGAATTGCTTCGTGGCTGTCTTTCGGGCAGACCACAATGATAGGACTTTCCGGGGAAACCCTGCGGCAGGAGGTGAGGCAGTAATGCAGCCAGTCGGCGTCTTTGGCATAAGTGCGGATGAATATGGTGTGGCTCATTTCCTCACCAGCCAATCATATTGAGGGTCTGTTGACAAGCAATATGATGGGTGTCGCTGCATTGATGAGTAGCCGACATCCCGGAGGAACTTGCGAATTTCCTCCTTGGAAGTGGAGTTTGCGGCCAAAGCCCCCGAGTTGATCTCGATGAACAGCATGGGGAGCCTTTCCTCCAAGGTCTTGCGCATCCCCTTGAGGGCTTCAAGTTCCCACCCTTCCACGTCGATCTTGACGAAGTCCGGCTCCGGGAGACTCAGATCGTCGAGACGGGCGGCCCGGACTTTGATCTCCCCGGAAGCAGAGATGCGCGAAGCGCCGACATTGGGTGCCGGAGCAAAGGAAAGCTCCCCTTCGGAGGAAGATGCCGCCAGATTGAGGCACCTGGCCTCTGGGCAGTTGCGGGAAAGGCACTCGAAAGCCTCCGGGTTGGGCTCGATTGCCACCACACCAAAGCCTTCGTTGAGGTAGAACCTGGTGTGATCTCCGATGTTGGCCCCAACATCCCAAACGGTGTTGACTCCTTTGAGCCAGCCACGCATCAAATCGAAGAGCGCCACATCACAATCCAGACGGCCGTGCTCTTGCACCCATTTTGAGATGTGGGTGTCCTCGGCAATGATCCAGACTCCGAATGGTGTTTGCTCGATCATATTTTGGCGGGGAAGCCGCAAGCCACTCGCAGGTCTCCCATCGGGAAAGCGGGGCCGGGATCGTTTTTCCTGTCGGGAGCGATGTCATCATGCCCGACCACGTCGTCCAGATTGTATCGCTGGCAAAGTGCCTTCGCCACAGCAGCGCACGCGGCAATTTGGGCTTGCGTGTATGCTTCCCACTCGCACTCGGGGCCGCCGTTCTTATGACGGGCTTTGACCAAAGGCAGCTTGGACCACCGCTTTGCCAGGGAGGCGTTGTCTCCGGCGTTCGCCAGTTCGATACCGATGGAACAGGAGTTCAGGCCGGAAAATCCCTTCCATCTGGACTTCCCGGCATGTCCGCAGGTCTTGTTGAACGGGCGGCACTGAAAAACAGTTCCGTCGCGGTCAATGACAAGGTGGGCAGACGCGCCTTTGGCGGCGGGCGTTTGCCAGAAATTGATGCTGCTCTCCGCCGAAGCACCGGAGCTGAAGTGGATCACGAGAAACCGACGCACCGGCATCGCCGATCCGCCAAATATCTCGCGTCTCTTGGCTTCTTCGAGCCAGTGGTCCTTGGTGATGGTCATAAATTGCGGATGGAATAGAACACTCCGAACACTATGAGAGCAAAGCCGAGCATATACAGACCTGCAAGTGCCAGTCCGGTCATGGCGTCACTCCTTCTCGTGGTTGTTTGGCATCAAGCCGCCTGCCGATGGCAGCCAGCGGAACACCGATCTCAGGGTGTCCGGCAATGTCGGCAACCGCACCGTAAAGTTGCAGCCGCTCGCCGCGTGTGGTGCCGCAGGCGGTCAGGAGCAACGAGAGGAGTACGCAGAGTGACTTCATGGGTTTTCGGCGGCGTTTGGATTCAAAAGCATGAACTTGGGGATGTCCGCCGTCGTGCCGATGAGCAGCGGCGAAACAGCCAAGTCGCCGGGGGAAACCTCGGCAGAGGGGATGCGCAGGAGCAGGCGCAGCCCGCCAGCCGCGAGGGCTTTATGGACGAGTTCGGAGCAGAACCACTTCCCATTGTCACGGGCAGGGCGTTTGGAGACAAACCGGGCGACGCTCCAGTAGTCGTAGGGCATGCCGAGTTGAGCATGGGCGAAATCGAGCGCGATGCGCCACGTTAGAGGGTCAGCGCCGACCACATCGAACAAATCGACGTTTGCCCATTCTTCTGGCGAATACTCATGCACGCGCACGCCCTTGAACTCGCGGCTTTCGATCACCGTTCGCTCGGTGTGTGGTAGCAGGATGGCCGCATGCGAGTAGATGGAGCGGGTTTGCCACTGGATGAGTTTGGAGACGGCCCCCGAACCGCGAAACAAGGCTACTTTGGGGGTGGGAGTCATAGCAGGGAAAAGTAGATGTTTTGCGGGCATTCGCACCAACGCCGCGCCGTAGGATCGTAGAAATCAATACCTTGTCCAGAAACAATCCAGACATAAACGTGGCGTTCAGCCTCTTGGAATCTGCTGGGAGGGTCTGCAAACACGATGCCTAGGGCGAGAGAGCAGCCCTCGTTAGCTGCCTTGCGTTGGGCTGAATCAATCAGACTGCGTGCTTCGTCTTCGCATTCCCACCGGTCCTTTTGCCAAGGAGAAAAGCTCTTTTCGCTGGCCTCCTCCACATCCTTGACTGTCGCCAAGGCCATTGTCTGCTTTGTCCAATATGCCTTGAAGTTGCTTTGCTTGTTCTCAGCAATCCGCTTGTCTAGCAGCATCCTCACCGTCTCCACATCGAGCTTCCGACGCGGGACAGGCGGCTGCTTTTTGCGGAAGGGCCAGATCATCAAGCAGCAACGCGTGAACGAAGATGAATGCGCGTCGTCTCGTTTCGCGGGATGTCGTCGGGAAACTGCGCGTTCACAGCGGCCCTCGGCATCTTCGGACAATCATCGCAGGCACCATATCCGGCGTCAACATTTATGCCGTGCATGACCCCGTTCTCCATGCGGCCAATCCCAAGAATCGTGCGGCCGTTACGGGCGCGGAAGATCAGCCGGAAATGCTCGCCCTTGGTGTTCGCCTCGGTGACACATCGCCGGACACGCTCGATCTCCTCGGGAGCGAGAGCATTCTCAAAATCGGAATAACGGCCGCGAAAAGTTTTGGGGTTGACTCCGTAGAGGTCAAACAGCGACGGCTGCCACCACAGTTCATCGGTGGCCTCGACCCATTCCCACGCGCCCGCGCCGGACAAGGCCAAGGCTTGTGTAAGACGGAATCGCTCGCGCCGGAGTATCTGCTCCAGCTCTGCAATGCGGGCATCGTAGGGGGGAGGAGGTGTCATGGCTTCGGGTTGGATAAGAACCATGACAGAAACGCCTGGACAGCCTGGAGAGACGCGACGGCAGTGAACCCGCCGATGATTGCCCATTTGTAGCTTTCCAGCTTGGTGACTCGCTCGCCGAGTTTTTCCACTTCGCTGATCGGGGCCAGCACCGAAACACGGGCTGCCAGATGGTCGATGGACGACGACAGCTTGGCAAGGTCGGCATGCAGCCGGTTGTCCCTCTCGCGGCGAAGTCGTTCAAGTTCGTCTTCTATGCTCTCTCCCATGGCTTTAGCGGTTGTCGTAAGTGATGGTGCCGTTTTGGTTCGTGATCGTCGAGCCTGAGTGGGCGGTCACGATGAGGCCGTCGTTTGTGACCATGACGAGGTAATGGTCCGTGACGATGCCTCCGCTGGCGTTGGTGGTGACGGTTCCGTTGTTGGAGTCGATCGTGCCGTTGTTGGTGGTGACGGTGCCGACGTTGGTGGTGACAGTGCCGTTGTTGGAGTCGATCGTGCCGTTGTTGGTGGTGACGGTGCCGTTGGTGGTGGTGACGGTGCCGTTGTTGGTCGTGATGGTCCCAACATTGTCACCCACGAGGCCGTAGTTATCGGAAACTAAGCCAGAGCTTGAGTTGGTCGCAATAGAGGCACCACTGGAATTTGTCGTGACAGTGCCGTTGTTGGTGGTGACGGTGCCGACGTTGGTGGTGACAGTGCCGTTGTTGGAGTCGATCGTGCCGTTGTTGGTGGTGACGGTGCCGTTGTTAGTCGTAAGCGTAGCCCCGACAGCGACCGCCAGCTCTGCGCACACATCGTCGGCGGCGCAGGTTCCATAATAAATCGTGACCGGCTGCGTCGCCGTTGGTATCGCAGGAGACGGATATGCCCCTGCTGAATCGTAAGACCAGTTTTCAACGGTTGCCCAAAGTTGGTCGGCACCCTCGCGGAAGAACAAAGCGCGGTAGTTATTCGTGATCGTCCCGGTGCCTGTCACAAGTCTGCCGTAGTTATCCGTAATCGTCCCTTCGTTGGTATATACCCACCCGCTGGAGGCGTTCGTGGTGACGATGCCGCCGATGGCGTTGGTGCCGACTGATCCTTCGTTTGTTGTGACAGTTCCGTTGTTGGTGGTGACGGTCCCGCCTTCGTTGGCATTCAACCCAACTGTGCCGTTGTTGGTGGTGACGGTGCCGACGTTGGTCGTGACAATTCCGGTAGCGGCGTTGGTCGTGATGGTCCCAACATTGTCACCCACGAGGCCGTAGTTATCGGAAACTAAGCCAGAGCTTGAGTTGGTCGCAATAGAGGCACCACTGGAATTTGTCGTGACAGTGCCGTTGTTGGAGTCGATCGTGCCGTTGTTGGTGGTGACAGTGCCGTTGTTGGTGGTGACGGTGCCGTTGTTGGTCGTTACTACGCCGCCGCTTTCGTTTTGCGTAACGACGCCGTTGTTGGTCGTAATGGTGCCGGAGTTGGCAGTTACAGTGCCGCCGTTGGTGGCCAGGGTGGCTCCGGCGCTAACGTAAAGGGAGGCACAGGTTCCGTTAGAATCACACGTTCCATCAGTTATGTAAACTGGTGAAGTGGAGGTCGGAGTCGTGTTGGCTGCAACTGGTCCTCCACCGTAATCGTAGAACCAGTTGCCAGAAGTGTTCCATGCTTGGTTGACCGTCTCGTAGAAATACATACTACGGTAGTCACTCGTGATCGTTCCGTTGTTGGTGGTGATGATGCCATAGTTGGTGGCGACAGTGCCGTTGTTGGTGCTGACAGTGCCGACGTTGGTGGTGACGGTGCCGTCGTTGGTGGTGACGGTGCCCGTGCTGTAATTGGTTGAGACGGTGCCGTTGTTGGTATCAACCGAGCTGTCGTTGGACGTTACTGAGCCTGAGTTGGTGGTGACGGTGCCAAGGTTTGTGGTGATGGTTCCGCCGCTGGCGTTGGTGGTGACAGTGCCGTTGTTGGTGGTGACGGTGCCG